ATTCCGAAGTACGATACGTATCTTCTATTAATGCCTTTTGTAACCGGACCAGATTTTCATATGGATTCCTGTCAAATTTCTTAACGCCGTATCTTTTAGTTTTACCTAGCCTTGCCTTCTTTTCAGCCCGGACCAGATTTTCATATGATATTATCCTGTTAAATAAATTGCCTATTCTTTTCATAAGCTATTTTGGTGGTAAGACCCGTTCGCCCAATACTACTAGGGTCTCTTCAAAGCACCTGTTATCTTTTACCTAGAGGTAAGGCTGATCTAAGTTCAACAAACATTTTTGTAATTATCTGAAAGTATCTGTTAGTTCCAAAATTTCACTGATATTCGTCTATGAATTCGAGGATGCATTATTAGCATTAGCTATGAAGACTCTGCATTGAGAACCATTATCTGAATTACCTGACTGTTTTTTCAAGTATGAAATAATGTGACAGCAGTCTTACTATAAAGTCATCTCATAGTAATTCTTTTAGATCCCGCCCTTGTTATTAATATTTAATTATCTGTATTACTCAGGACTATGCCTGCATTTTCTTAAATGTATCTGAATCAACTACAACGATCTTACCATAAAAGGCTAATCTTGCACCGAAATGCGTCCACGAATACGAGGATGCATTATTAGCATTAGCTATGAAGACCCCGCACTGAGAACCAGAATCCGAATAACCCGACCGTAGAAAGATTCTATTTCCTGTTGGATTAAACCAGCTATAATCGGAATAGTAAGTAGTTTCAGATCCACCATGTGCTGTAGGAACTACATCACCATATTTGCCTTGAGCTACGGCTTTAGTCCATCCAGTATATCCATCAGTTGCAGCTGGATTAGGTTCATACCCTACAACTCTGATATTAGTAGCACCTGCTGCTTCAAGCTCTGCTACATCCTTATCTGGGAATGAACCTCCGTCATATACAACGTATTTACCTTTTAAAATGTTTATTCCTTGTACAAACTCCCACTTACTGTAATAGCAGTCTTCAAGTCCTAGGAAGTTAGTTGAATAGTATGATGTATCATTTGTAGTAGCCTTTTTACCATCTCTATTACCCAATGTAATAGTTGCTCCAGTAACTCCATAATTATATCTTTTGGTTCCACCAGAACAGGGTATTGCTGAATTAGAAGTACTGATGTTAGTGGTTTTATAGTAAGCACAAAACATTCTAGCTATAGTAGCATGAGATCTATAATCTCCAATACTCCATAAAGGACCATTTGACTTAGCTTGAGATATAAATGTAGCCATTGTTTGTGAAGCAGTAGACACTACACCCCATACAGACATTAAAGTTCCATCAGTATTAGTATAAGCCTCAAAAGTACTTAACAACATTTCAGGTTCTTCGATATAATCACTATCAATTTGTTGTTCAGAAATATAAGTTCTCCAAATGCCAGGTGATCTTTCAACAGTTTTATGATAGTATTTTGGGAAATACACCATTCTATTTTCTTTTCTAGAAAGGTCAATATCAATAGCAGAACCATCGGGCCAATTAGCACTATTTTCTTCATTACAATAACTAATTAATGCAGCATCATCTCCATAGGGTTTAGCAATACATCTCTTAAACTTACTTCTTAATGATTCAATTACATTTCTATTACCACCTGTCAGACACGTTGTGGATGAAGCATTCTCATTGTTTTCATACCAGTATGCTAGAGTATCTTCTAGATTAGAAGTATCTACTAATGTTTTATAATACCAGGTCCCATTATAAGAACCAAATAATATGGAGCTTTTATTAATTAAGTTTACTTGACCTGAACAATATTTTGGTAATCCTGTTGCGTTATCTTTTCCATCATTAGCATAAAGATTCAAAACACACCACCCCGAGACAGCAGGAGTAATCTCTCCTTGTAGCAATACATGGGAAGTTTCATCCGTATAATTGTTTATTGCCCATTTACATAATGCAATCAAAAAATCCTCTGTCGGATAGCCAACTGTCTCATAATCTGATCTTAATAAACCCTGACTTATTAAATCAGTTATTTTTGGAAGATTAATATATAATGCAAGATCACCATTTTTATATCCAGCATGATAACCATCTAGCAAATCAGCATCCAAACCACTACCTGAACCATCATTACCAGCATGCCATACTTTTCCGTCTACACCATTTGTTAAGTATTTTAATTCTCCATCATTTGCAATGTGAAATCTACTAGAGGATCCATAATTGTACATACTTGTACCGTGAGTATTGTGATAACCAAATGAACCTTTATTGTTATCATCAATATCCATACGAACAAATATTTCATCATTTTCTGGAGTATCACTAGTTTCTTTAGCTAAACGTAAAGTAAAGCCTGTACTTGCTGGCGTTTTTATGTTTAATCTGCCACTCATAGTATCACCAGTCTTTTTCACATATCTAGCATCACTAGTATCTTGTGTCATTGCTGTGATACCTTTAGCAAAAGCTATTTTTGTACCATTCTTAGTAACTGTAGTAATTACATTACCTGTACCAGTTACTTCAATTGTCTCAAGTTTGTTTGCTTTTATGTTGGTAATATCCTGAGTAATAGTAGAATCATCGTAATTACTCAACCCATCAAGTTTAGTCTTATCAGCAGCAGACATTACACCCGCAGTAGTAGTAGTGGCTTTGTTAATAGTAAGTACTTGATTGGAATTGTTATCTGTAACAGGATCTTTAATATTCAATGTAATAGCAGCATTATTTGCATCTTGTGTAAAACTACCACTAGTTACATAACTATTAAGATTATCTACTTTATTTTTGTCAGCATTACTATAGTCGTTAGTAGATAAATCTTTACCTTCTACTTGATGAACAAATCTTGCGTCAGCATCATTTTTACTATAACCATCAAATGTAAAGTCGTAATTTTCATCAGTATCCATCCAGATTATTTCTTCATTAGTAGGTTCATTTGGACCAATTGCTACATCCTCTGGAATAGTTACATTCTTATTAACAACATTGAGTTCTACTCTTTTAGTAATAGTCTCAATCTTATTAACTTGTGCACCTGCTTCAATACCTTGTAACTTTGCAAAGTCTTCCTTGGACATCAAACCATTAGCTGTCAATGATGCTAATTCAGCAGTACCACCTAATGCATCCCAACCTTCACTTGTCCATGCGTAGTTAGTATCGTTCTTACGAACATTCCATACATCACCAATCACATTACCTTCAGTAGGTAAATCTTCTACACTATCTACAGATCCCTTAAAGATGTACACAGAAGTAAATTTACTATCTACTTGGGATTTATTATAGTAATTGTTAGCAAGGTCATCTGCTACTACTTTTATGTTAGCATCAGTTTGATCCTTAGTATAGTACCTAGTATCATGAGTATGAGTAGTTACTTCACCTACTAATACAGCTTCAATAGCTGCTTTACTAAGTTCAGCATCTTTACCGGGTTCTCCTTGAGGCCCTTGGAATCTACCCATGTTAACCCATTCTGTACCATTCCAAAAGTATAAGTCTGTACCAACAATATAAGAATCACTAAGCTGTGGGTCTACAATGTCATTTAAATCTTCTGGACTATTAAGACTACCTTTCAAGAGAATACCTGAAGATGGCCAACCTGTATTTACATATACATCGTCAACTTCATCCCAAAGATACCAATAACCATCTTCTCCTACTTTGGGTGGATTGTCTGCATATTCTTTGGCTCTTGCTGCTTGAGTATTGGCATTGTTAGCAGCAGTAGTAGCATTTGTAGTAGCCTGTTGTGCAGCTGTTTTAGCCTCATTTACGGCAGTTATAGCGTCAGCTGTATTCTTTTCCCTTGCAGCCTCTTGAGTCTCTCTAACAGCCTCATTTGCCTGTCTAGTGGCTTCATTTGATATCCTTTCCTGTTCTGCTGTATCACGAGCTGTTTCTGCTTCTACACGCTTAGCTTCTTCCTCTTTTCTAGAAGTTTCAGCAGTCACTCTTTCACTTTCAGATGCAACTCTAATTGCTTCATTAGCTATACGTTCTTTTTCTTTAGTGTTACGTTCACTTTCAGAATTTGCCCTTAATTGCTCTGCTGCTACTCTTGCACCTTCAGCTGTTACACGATCTGATTCCGCATTAACCCTACTAGACTCTGCTTCTTTTCTAGAGGTCTCAGCAGCAATACGAGCATTCTCAGCAGTTACTCTTTTAGACTCTTCTGCTTTCCTACTATCTTCATTAGAGATACGTGTATTTTCATTGCTTACTCTGGTATTCTCAGCATTAACTCTACCTTGTTCCGCAGTAACACGTAATGCTTCTGCTTCCTTAACAGCTTGCTCAGTAGCTTCTACTTGAGCTTTAGCTTCTAATGCTTTTGCTGCTGCATCTAATGCAGGTTGTTTTAATGATTGAACCCATTCCTCTTCAGTACCTACAAAACCATGTTTTACTGCAACTTCATATGCTGACCAACCTTGAATACCTTGCATACCAGATAAGTCGACAATAAACTTCCAACCTTCTTGAGTCTTTAAGTAAACCTTAGCATCATCAGGATCTTCTACATCATTAGTATTAATAAGTACATACTCACCTAACTTTACATCTGCAGTACCCCAATCAGCTTCCATTGCTTCTATTGAAGGATATTCCTTCTTATAAGTGAAAGCATCACCAATAGCAGCTATGCCGGTATTAACATATTGTTTAGTTTCATAGTTATAGATCCACCAATCATTATCTACGATCTTTGGTGGATTACTAGCAATCTCTTCAGCTTTATCAGTAGCAGCTATTGCATCATCAACTATACCTTCAATTTCTTCTACAGCTTGGTTAGCTTTATCTGCAGCTTCATTTGCTTTATTAGCTGCATCTAGTGCAGCAATAGCTGCATCTTCAGATGCTTTGCTTAAACTATCAATCCAATCTTGTTCACTACCTTCGAAACCTAATTTAACTGCAATATCATAAGCACTAAGACCACGAGCTTCTATACCTGTATCTACATATACTTTGTTGATAGGATCATAAGTAAACCAATGATCATTCTTACCTATATATGGAGTCTCTGCAGTAGCTTTTACTCCAGTATCTCTATTGTCTACCCACCAGTTACCATTAGAACCAATAAATGGTGGTACATAGTCATCTTTACTTACATCAAAGAGTACAACCCATTTTTCTATATCACGATTGTAAACTTTAATTATTCTACCTTTTGAATCTGCTCCCAAGTCAATCCAGTACCCAACCTGATCTGGATTGGGTACGGTTATACTTGCAAACCACTCATAATATACATTATTCTTAATCATATTAAACTATATATGGATTTTCCTCTTTTATTGTTTGTATTGCTTCTAACCACTTGTTATAGTACTCAGTAGCTTTCTCATCATTACCTAATGCTGTATTTTTTACATACCCCATATAAAGAGGGTCTGCAACACTTTTATAATCCTTTTCTCTATTTTTCTCTATCTCGATATTTTTATTAATTTTTATATCTTCTATTTCTTCCTGAGTAAGAGGAAGCATGTAAAAAAGATGATATAAATCATAATCTTTATGAGAATTATAGAATTCAATTTGTTCTAATGATGCTGGCATCATTTTACCTTCTAGGATATCATCATAACTAGTTGCAATATTTTCAGGAAGAATACTTTCATACCATTCTTTTGTACCTATTGTCATTCCTCCTGCAAAAAATACATAATATTGTTCGTTTTCCATAATAAGTGTTTTATTGATAAGCTAAAAATATAATATCTACTGCATCATTTCCTTTCAACCCAGGTCTATGACTTTTATTATCTGTGTCTATAAATATAATATCGCAAGAATTTGAAGATCTACTAGTTACTCCTGTAGAACCAACAAAAGCACCAGCAGTAGATCTTTTACTGCCTATAGCATATGCTATATAATTAGTATTTCCAATGTTATGGTTTACTCGTATAGTACCCTCGTTTACATTTGAAATACTGGATACTTTTTTTCCACCAACTGTATACACGTTTTGTATTGATGAATTAGTACCACTATAATAGCAAATACAAACAACGCCAGGGCCAAACCAAGAACCACGATAAGCTTCATCTACTGTAATTTTTTTACAAGATAGAGTACCTGTTATAGTGGCATTATTTGCTACCATTGAACCATCTTGATAAACTCTAAAAGGAGCCCAGAATCTATTTCCTTGACTAGTACCATCATCAAATGGTTTACCTGCCCATATTCGTACTTCATCACTAGCACTTCCATAACCTGAAATACCTGCAGTAGCTCTACCATTACTATCCATTGGGCCTAAGGTAATGATACCTCCTTTGAACATATTTATTTTACCTTTATTATAACGAGTTTGCCCATTAACAGTAGTAATACTTGATAGTAGATCATCATCCCCAATAGCTATCACTTGTGCAGCAGAACCTGCGTCATTACCAGGATCTAATACAACACATTTATTAGCAGAATATATAACACCAGTTGGGTCAAAATTCCAACCTGCTATAGTAGCAGTTTGTGCTAATAATAAATCTGTTGCAACCATTTCAAAAGAAGACATTACCTTAAATCCGCTAATTTTATCAGTAGAACCTTTACTTTTTACAATGTAGTATTGACCATTATATTTAACAACATCTCTTCTATCTTCATTCCAGTAATAAGTTTTACTACTGCTAAAATCTCCTCTAAATGTTAATGCTGGTCCTGCTGGACCTGTTTCACCTTGCGCAGGTCTACCTTGTACCCAGCCAAGAGAGGAATCATAATAATACCAATATCCATTCAAAATGTACGGAGAATGTCCATCATCACCTTTTGCACCATCAGCCCCATCAGCTCCATCTTTACCAGAGAATTTAACTGGTTCTGTCCATCTATAAGATGTGTTTGGTATTAGATCTATAGAATTAGTATTTGGATCATAAGTACCTTTACTTGACCAAGTAGTATAACTACTTAGATAATGTGCATCCAGTGACCAATTATATGCACCTGTTGCAGTAGGTAATGTAGCAAACGTTGGCCTAGAAGGTGTGCTATTACTACAGATATAAATAGTAACTTCTTGTTTACCATTTTGACCAGTAATTCCCTGTTTACTCTTGGATATCACAAAATCTACTGTGTCTACTTTTGTATTTGATCCTTTTACAGTTGTATAAAAATCTATTTTATATACTAAAGCATCTGAAGTAAACGCAGAAAGTTTATCTGTAGGATAGCTTAATTCTTTTGTACTACTATTATAATTTAAAGATGGACCTGTTCCATAGTAAGGAGTTCCGTAACCTTGTAATGTATAGTTCGTTACTTCCTCATTACCATATCTTAATCTACTAGTTGTAGTTGCTACTCTAGCGGCATCAGCAGTGAAGTTACCGTTCTCATCAGTTACAATAGAACAGTTTTCATTTTGTAACGAACCACGATAAACATTTTCTCCATCTCTTACTTTGTTAATAGTTATGAAATCATAAAATTCGTTACCAACTGAATCTGTAACTACACACTTGAAAGTGACTTCATCAGCAATGTTCATCCATGCAGAGTTATATTGTACTCGTAATGTTGGACCTACTTCGTTCTGAATTAAATTCCAACTGTATTTACCAGCTTCACTATAATACCACTTATAAGTTGCACCATTAACATTTGTAGTAGATGTTGAAATATCTATATAAGTTGTAATGAAAATATTGTTCGCCAGCCATTGTCATATACATAGCATCTTCACCATTGAACCCATTTTCACCATCTTTTGTAGTACCTATATACCATACTTTATCAATACTGTACCCATCTTCCAAAGTAACACCAATGGTTATTTCTGCAGTAGTAGAGTTTAAAGTATCTAAATATACTCTATTAGATGTTAAATCGACATGAGCTGTAGCGGTTCCTTTTACAGACTTAATTGTCATATTTTTGATACTTATTGCATTTATACCATGATATGCCATAACATCTGTATATATTTCACTTATTACTATTTTTGGATTATCAGATTCGTCATAAGGAATTACAGCAGTACCATTACTTAAGTCTACATAATAAGCATCTGCTCCTTCAGCACCATTGAATAATTTTGCAAGCTGCACATCATCATAATACTCACCACCATCTGAATTAGTTACTGTACATCTTAAGGATAATGTCCTTTGACCCTTATTTAATGAAGTGTAAAATACCTCTAATGAACTATAAGTTCCCATAATTACTCCAGTATCTAATCTTGTCCATTTAAAAGATGGATTAGTCATACCATGCACATTTGCTGTGAGACTTATAGTAGATGGAGTTGGCGCCCCACTATCATCTGGTGTTTCATATAAAAATAATCTATCACCAGTAATTTCTACCCATTTAGCAACATCATCACTTGGGGTACCTGCTTCACCTTTTGATACTTGTTTCTGCCAATCATCTTCTTCATCTTTTGGTTCTGCTGTAGTACCATCTGGTTTCATACAAATCCACAAACTACCATTATGACTTACTTGATCATAATAGTAATAAGTATTACCAGAAACCCAAATACCTTTATATACAGGTACTCTAACGATTCCTGTGTCAGAAGTTTGATAAATTGTACCTACAAATTTAGTTTGTTCTCCACCAATTACAACTCTTTCTCTTACTACCCCAGCTACAGGATCATCCGCTAGAGTAAACTCATCAATACCTTTGTAAAATGTTAATCTGGGGGAATTTATACCTTTAGCGCTGATGTATATTGCATTACGACGCTCATCCATTTGTAAGTTATAATCTGGATCAGCTTCATACATGTGCCCTAACTGAAGTATAGTATCTCCTTCTCCTGGCTCTGAGCTATTTGGTTCACATACATCCTTTGATAATACAATGTAATCTCTTCCAACTTCATTAACTTTACGCCAATATCTTTTAACATTTTTGCCATCAAACTGTTGGCATATTGCCATATCATTAACTACAAATTCATTGTACTTAGTTCCATCTTCTGTATCAAAATAGCATTTATATCCATCAGCAAGTGTTTCTACTTTAGTACATTTCATGTCTCCTAAAGTAACCAACAAATCTCCTCCAACAGCCTTTATTTCATTTACTGTAAGTTCATTAACTGTCATGTTACCTCTTACAAATAAATTATCAAGCTCTAGATTCCATTTAGTTCCAAAAGGATACAAACTAGCGCCTTGTCCATCCCAACCAGATCTAAATATTGTTCCACCCTGTAAACCATTTTTAAAGTCTATCCTACCTTCTGCAGTATCCCCATATTTATTTAAAAAGGTCTTTTCAGTTTTTAAAGAAGTATACAATGTACCATCGGAAGGTTGTGTTGTTTCTGTCGATTTAATTACAGGTAAAGAACCAGAACTACTAGCCACTGCTTCTACTTGATTTTCAAGTTTAGACAATGCTTGATTTAACGTGTCAGATGTAGCCAATGGAGATGCATCATTCGCTTTATAATAACCAGATAAAGGAAATATTGTAGCAGTACTTTGGGTATGATAACCCGGAGCAGATCCACTACCACCCCCATTTGCAATAAGTTCAGATAATGCTGTAATAGTATTCTCAGCTACTGTGAGTCTATTGAGAGCATCCTGTAATTGTTGTAATGTAGATCTATTATCAATATCATCTATCCATTCTTGCATAGTACCACCAATCTCTGACATATCGGTGTCATGCTTAGTATCTAAAGTAATGATCTTATTATTCAATACATCATAGTAACTAGTAATAGCACTATTAAGATTAGTAGTTACACTAGTATCTCCTTCTACTATCTTATTACTAAGATCTTTATAATTATCATTTACTTTAGTATCTAGTATCTCAACATCTTCTTCTACAGCATCTACTCTCTCATTAGTAGCAAAGGTACCTGATAGTGATGTAGTAAAGCTTCCACTAGTAATATTCTTATTACTACCATCTTGTACAAGGGTAATGAGGTCTTGCTCTTGCAGTTTAGTTGTTAGTTCAAATTGTGATATCTTTTTATTCATATTACTCTTGGATTATATGTTCTTCAATTTCTGTAAGAATACAATCATTATCAATGTCTTGTATTTCATAGAAATTTATTTGTTTTTTTAAACAGTTAATGTACCCACCAATCTTAATCAAATCTTCCTGAGTAAAAGGAAAATCTGGATCATTTTTCTTTAAGTCAGATTCAAGTTGATTATATATAACTTCTAAATGAGGAATAAGTACTATATTGGTAACAGATGTATTATCAATATCAACATTCATTTTGGTAGAATCATTAATCTGTTTACCTACCTTATTTACATATTGTGCATGATCCATTACTACAGTTTTTACAAGTATTACAATTTATTGTACAATTACAGGTTCTCATACCAAGTAGGTTTAACATCTCTTTATAATACATATCAGCATCTTCTGTCAGACCTAACTTTGTGGCATTGTCATATAATTCCTTCTTAAATAAGAACATCATAATACGCTCTTTCATTTTATTATCAAGGCAATTATGACAATATCTAGTAAGTAATTTTACTTCCGCTAAATATAATGATTCTTCCATATTTTTTTAAAATAAAAAAGGGAGCATGGGGGAATACCCCAAGCCCCCTTGTGAGTTAATAAGTTTAAAAGTTAGGCTTTAGCAACAAACGCTTTTAATGCTGTTTCAAAAGCAGAACCAGAAATTTCATCTTTATTAACATAAATCTCTGCAGATAGCGGAGTAGTTTTGATGTACTGATTATCATTGCTCAAATACAAGTTATCCCACTCTAAAGTAAGAGTATCGTATTCTGCACTCAAATCTGATCTAAATTCAGGAGCAATGTATGGATAGATAGCATTAGCACGGTACTGAATACCTTCGTAACCAAGATTCCAATTCTCACGATCTCTTACAATATAAGCATTACCACGACCCGGAGTACCCTGAGTCTTAGCAATCGTCAAACTAGAAATAGGATACATTACATTGCTTAACAAACCAGAAGGAATTGTTTTCCACATGAAAACATTCATAGATACTTGGCAATAACCAGCATCTAAAGTAATTCCCTGATTGTACGGAATTTCCTTTGCAGTTAATGTTAATACTGCATCAGAACTAGTAGCTACTACTCTGGCCTGTTTATGGTTATTGATCTTATTCTTGAAAGAAGTAATCAAATCTGTTGCATTAGTAGTTTTAGCAATTACCTCATAAGTATGAGTAAACTGACCCGGAGCTTCATGAATGTCATTGTAAACAATGCGCAATACATAACGATGCCCTACTTCAGGAGTAACATTAGTTGCAGTAATTACTACTTTATCTTCAGCTTTATCAACAAACTCAGTGAATACCATAGACGGTTTAGAACCTTTCTGAATCGGCATACTATAGTTAATAACCGATTTTGTAGATTTCGTACCCTCTTGATCGTATACATCTTCCTTACCAACACAAACACCAATGTAAAGTGCAGTGGCAGCCTCTGCCTCAGTTGCAGATTTAACAATTACTTTGTTCTCATTGAACAAAGCGATATCACCATCAACTAAAGCATCTACAGTAGTATAAGAAGCCGGAGCTGTCTTAGCGATAAGTACTTTATTTACGTGTTGTAACATTTTATTTAAATTTAATAGTTAAACATTGAGCTCAGTTTAACTTATTTTAGTTCTTCTACTTTGCTTTCGCATTTCCTCGTTAAACTAAACTTTTCGTATATTACTCCATACTATTTACTTCGTTAATATACGATTGATATCTTGGATTAGCCTCATTCTCCAAATACAACTCAACCGCTAACTTTACTATCTCATCATGAGTTGATGCTGGCATATCCTTGTACTCCTCAAACGGAGCATCAGTGAGGCTAATCTTATTGGGTATTCTCAAGTATGTGAGAATATAATTTCTTATATGGTAATTACCATCTGTATATAAATGAATAGTATTACCTCCATATAGTCTTAATGGTCTAGCAGATCTACCATGTAATCTATATTCTGACAAAGTATTTTGTCTTTGTCTATCAATATTTTCTATAGTAGCCTCTAACACATCTGTGTTTTTAGTTCTTGGTTGACCACTTGGGCCCACAGGCCAACAATGATCATAACTAAATATTACAGCTGTTTCACCTAAAGTAGTCATATAATCTTCTGGTAGAGTAACTGTATACTCTTCTGGATAGGTTGTGAACTGATAAGATTTTCTTGTGACTAAACTACGAAGATCGTCAATTCTCTTTTGATCTTGTTCAAAACCAGTTTGCTTAAAATTGATACCAGAGTATCTAGTTTTAATAAACTTAATTAAACCAGCTGTTAACCAATATTCAATATCTGAAGTAGTAGGTTTCGTTAGATTACTATCTAACTGAGCTATTTCTAATTCAAATGCTTCTTGTAAGTCAATGTACCTCATTATTGTTGATTATTTGGTTGTTTTACTTGTAATCTATATTTACCTTCAGTAATAAACATATTAACTGCTAAATCTACAATTTCACTATGAATTGATTCTGGTAGTTCACATTTACTAGCTCCATCGGTAGTATTAAATCTTAATGGCTTCCTGTAGTAAGTCAATGTAACATTACCTAATGTAGTATATGCGTCTACTGCTACTTCTATATAATTATATTTGGTAGTAGGATCTGATACTAATGCAACAGCAGGTTGCCTAATAATAGGTGTATTGTATGCAGTTTTAATAAACTTACCAAGATCCCTATACTTAACTAATTGATTATCTACCCTAACAAAATCCTTGTATTGTTTATATGTACCTTTTACTTTACTAAAAGAATGTACATATAAGAAATATTCTTCAGTAGATACATATGGTAATCTGTATCTTGTGAAACCGTTAAGAGTAGTACCTGTTGCAGTTAACTCTTTTTCTACCAATAAACTCTTAATAGAATCTGTATTTCTAGTATGTGTGTTGGTTTCAGTTTCCATCTGATCATCACCAACATAGTTCATCATTACATACCTATCTTGAGCTTCATTTAGTATTGAAAATATAAGATCAGAGTTAGGTTTCTCATCTATAATAAGATCTGGGCTAATAAGTTGAATTCGTCTTTCGAATTCCATTTGCATTTCCTTACTACTCATATTACTCTGATAATTGTGCTACGTACTGTGGATGTGTTTGAGTTCTTGGAGATTCAATATTCTCAATTGCCATGTCAGCAGCTAATTTAACTACTTCATATTGCATATACTCTGGAATTTCATCTAGAGTAGACGTAATATCTTGATTATTAATCTTTCTTGGGTATGCTAGATAAGTAATATCTATAGTGTAGGGACCTATCATAAGATCCCTATCTATAAATACTATTAACTTATTATCCTCTAATATTGCTACAGGTTCTTCAATCCAAGGTTTATTATTATAAGTTTCTAAAAATCTAGTAGCTTGTTCGTGACTAATAAGTTTTACTGTAGCTATCTTATTACTACCAAAATGTAAAATTCCTTCTAAGAAGTACATACGCTTATCTTGAGTATCATCACCATAAGTAATACTAGATTTGAAATTATTCATAGTAAGTCTATTACTTATAGGCTCACTTAGTAAAGACAATCCCTTATCAGTTTTTACTAAACCTTCTAAGTCTGCTACTCTTTTTATATTACCTTCAAATGGTATTCTAAGAGTATTGTTACCAGTAGCTTTAGTAGCTATCTTACTTAGATACGCTGTATATAACCAATAATCAATTTCCTCAGGTAAAAAAGACGGACATCCAGATATACCAATATTAACGGCATTTTTATCTGCTTCAATCTTAAATGCTATATGTGCTTCTAATACTGTCATATTACTTAGATTCTATTTCTTGCATGATGGCTAGTCTTATATCTTGATTCTTTTTATCATCAAGCATCAGTACAGCTTCATCCATACTTCGACCGATTACATCAGTACCATAGTAATACATATTCTTATTCTTACGAATAATATTTTTACTAATAGCTGCTTCGATCAAGTATTGAGTTTCTTTATTCTTATTATTTACCCACAGTAGTAAATATCTTTGTGGATCATTTTCAATAAGTTCGTTCAGCTTACTTTCAACTAATTCATTACTAATTGAATCTGACTTAATACCATAAAGTCTAAGACATTTACGCATTTCTTCAAGAGACATCTTAGTAAATGCTGAATAGGCCTCACGCTTAATTTTAAATTTCTTATTATTCTCTTCTGCCTCTGCTTGAGAATTACTTAGCAAGTAGTCAGTACTTGGTGTAATATTACTAGTGCCAAATGCTACTCTTTTATGATTTTTTAAGAATAAGTACTTTAATTCATCCTCTGGTTTCTCTGTATGTATATACAGATCCTTATTACCTAACTTAACTGAATAAGTAGCCCAGAATGGACTATATGGTGCTAAATGACCTTCTGGATAACCAATAGCTTTTTCAAGTCTACGAGCATCTTCTTCTGTCAAACCAGTATATCTATTTCCTGATCTAGTCCAATACGGACCAATATAATCACCACAATTTTTGAACTTTGAAATACCAACCCAAGGGTTAGTTCTAATAAATCTTAACGTTGCTTCCATATATTTTTAATTAAATATAGATTTTAAACCTGTTAATAAAAAAATATAGGGGCTATTACGCCCCTATAAGTTATTTTGTATAATATTGGCGTACTTGTTTAAATACGTGGATTAACCCTCAGCGTCCATGATCAACTCACCACAGCCACGCGGATCTCTCAACATAATACCCATCTCACCTAAGAAGTGAACAGAGTAACCGTCTTTTGCATTAGAACGCAAAGTGTTGATAGATTTTGCAGGACCTGCAGGAGAAATAGAACCACCAGTATACCACTGCATGAACTCACGACCCTTACGTACTACCTTAACAATGTTTGCTTCGCCATCTCTACGACTTACATCCAAGAATGTAAAACGATAAGACTCAAGCGGCTTACCAGAAAGTGGGTGTAACAAACGATTGAACGTAGTGTTGTCATACAACGGGAAGTGTTTCAATGTCAACTCAATACCATTATTCATCTTGTATGTTACAAACTGACCACCTAAAGTCAACTCTTGACCACTACCACTAATGAACTTAGTATCGATTACATTCATCGTAGCGGCTTTTTGTTTCAATACACGGTCAAACTCGCGAATACCCATCTCACCAGTTAAGGCTACGAACTTACGCTCATTAGTACCAAGAATATTGTAAGACAGATCAAACAAGAAGTCCTCAAGCAACTCTGTTGTCAACTCAGTGTAATAACGTCTATTAGACGGTGCAATCTGCTCAAGCAAACCAGCTGGCAAATAAACCGGACGACCGTTAGTACCTTTCAAAGAGAAAGTACCATCAGCATTACGATTTGACTTAGAGTAAACCATCATCATCTCACAACGTTTTCTCCATTCACGCATTGCCACCCATTCTTGATAGTCAGACCACAAATAAGATTTCTTACCTGTTTTAGGATCCTTCAATGCAATCCACAATACAGTTGCATAAGCCGTACCTGTAATATCATAACTCAAACGAGTTGTGAATAAGTAGTTACGCATCTTGAATTGAGTATTGTAGTTCAGGATATCTGCTTCTTCACTGTACTCCTCGTAAGCAGCACCAAGACGTGACATTTCACGACCAGCTAACAAATACTTACCGGGAACGTATGAACTAGACTGACCATCAGCGATGAACATAGTATAGCACCACAAGTTACCGTCCTGTACAGGAGCACCTTGAATACGTAATTGATATTCTTTGTCATCAAGTACTACAATAGCACCCGGACCAAACCATTTATCTTCTACCCATACTTGGATAGGTGTGTTGCCAATACCAGCCATGATTGTGTCAGCATTATCAGCAGTAATTTCAGTACCCTGCCATTTTGCAGAGCGAATTGTTACAGCTCTATCGGTATCAATTTCAACATACCATTCATATGTACTTTGATCAATAGTCATTACGTTACCAAGACCACCTGTGATAGCATCAATGGAAGTACCATAAGCACCGTCTTTTGCGGCAAATACGTAAGAAACAATACGTTCTACTTCATACGGTCTTGACAACATTGCTTCTGAAATCTTATTCTCGTCAATAAGATCTGAAAACCATCTACTTTTACCGATCTGTAAATTATTCAGAATTCCGTTATCCATAAATTAATTTATAATCTTTAATTATTGTTTAAACTTCGTGCTGCGATACTCCATATAGAGTTTGATGAACTAGTGTGAATTCTTTTAGTGCCTTTCGTAGCACCTGTTGTCTTTAAACTTTGTTTCAAGGTCTTTATAGCAGAGCTAGTTCCAATTTTTTTTGCAGTATCTAGCAAAGTGTCTCCCTTCATAGTAAAATAGGCAGACTCAATTAAATTTTTTACACTCTTAGAATAGTCTTTCTGATATTGAGTAAGACCATCTGAGTCCGCTTTAAAGATATAATTCAATAAAGCTTTTTTATCCTTTTCAGGAATAGCGATACCTCTGATATCTTTCAGCGATTTAATGTTGGTGACAACGTCATCGACAAATTTTTGTTGGCGCTCGATTCTTGCCTCATTTTGCTTTTCCTGATCAATCAATAGCTGTTCCTTCTTCTTTTCGGTAATCTCCTTCATTAGTTCAAGAGCTTCCTCTGCTTCATCTTCTAGAATACCAGCATCTTCATATTTTTCTAGTTTACTCTGGATTCTCTTCTCACTAAACCCTTTTTCTAATAATAATTCACGAATGATTTGCTTTTGATTACTCTCGATCGAAGTGTCAAAGTTATCAAAATCAATAGCAGTACTAACTTGAAAATAATCTTCTAGTTTACCACCATTACGAACGAATTCATCAATCTTAGCAACCTCTTCACTTGAATACTCTGGAGTTGAATTTTCTTCAATCAAATCCTTGAAGTATTCACATAATTCCTCTACTGTTTTAGGTTTCTGTGATTCTTCATCTTCTTCAAAGTCTAACCCTAATTCCTCAGTAATAGCATCAAAAAAAGCACTAACTTGAATACCTTCATTATCTAACTCCTCTTCTTCAGTAGATGTTTCCTCAACGGTTTCTACTTCCTTAGTTTGTTTAGATTTCTTTTTAGGTTCTTCAACTTCTACTTCCTCTTCCTCTATTTCTGTTTCCTCTTCAGTTTCTTCCGTCTCTTCAACCTCAGTATCTTTTTCCTCTTTAGAAGTATCTATTCCAAATACTTCCTTTACTGAAGGACCTCTGTTAGTTCTTTGTAAACGTTTGATTTCATCATCAGATAGATCATCATTACTTGTACTAAACGTACCTGTTACTAGAGGATTATTTAATGTTTCAGATGACAATGCATCTGCTACTGCTTCCCAACCTAATAGTGTATTACTATTGTTATCCATAATTATATTTAATTAGATTTATTAATGTTTCCATTTAGCGGCGTTCCTAGCAAAGTTAGCTTTTTTCTTCATAGCTGGACTTGCTTTACTACCTTTCTTTAATACTTTATTTGCATATTCTTGTACACCCATACCAGCTTTCTTAGCTGCAGCTTTAAATGTACCTCTCTTGCTTTTCTTGATATGTATTCCACCATTCTTATAACTTGGTACAGGATATAGTGGGTATACTCCTTCTAACTCTTTCATATTGATTATTTGTTTTCTTGTTCTTCTCCAAAGAACATAGGTAATCCTAATGGAACTGCCCATTCGATTGGAGTAAGATTATTCATTCTATTTATAAAACCTTGCTTATCTGGTCTAATATCATATAGAGTTCGTAATACTGGGTTGACCCTATTTGCATATTTACTACGATAAGATAAATACTCCTCGATCTTATCCTGAGTAAGTTGAATCATGTGAGCCTTATTTTCACTAGGCGTAGTTAAGTATCTATACGTGTTAGGGTTAACATCCATCAAGCTCTGTCTTATCTCATTATAACTCATTATGTTATCTCTATCTAGTAGATATTCCATATAGTTATTTGTAGCATCTGCACTATGCGCTTTATTAACTAAGGCATCTGCTAAGTGACTAATTTCATGATTTGCTGTCCCTTCCAGATAATAATCTGGATTAAGACTAATTGTCATATCTTCTATAGTAGGCTGATCTACTTTACCGGTAGTTCTACCATATATAGGATTCCCAGCACTATCATACATTTGTTGATGCTTAACGTACTTACCTCTATTAGCCATATCCTGAAAAGCAATGGCAGATGCAGCTTTCTTATAATTTGTACCATAAGCTTTATCAACCTTTTCAAGAGTTTCTACACTACCATCAGTAGGCATAAATAAATCATTAGTAATCTTACTAAGTTCCTTATCATACTCCTGCATGTTATTATATTTTCTCTTTACTTCGGCAAACTCTTGGTCATAATCAGCTTCAGTTTTAACCTTTTTACCCTTCTTCTTTTTAGTGATTGTAGGAGTAAAAGGCTCAGCATAGGATTCTGCAGTATATGCGTCTGTTCCTTCAATTGCTCTTCCTACTTTCTTTTTTATTTTCTTTATAGTTTTACCAACTCCCCAAGGTATTAGATTTAATGCAGCATCAATGGCAGCTCCAGCATAATCTCCTTTGCCTAAGTCTTCAATGAAGTTAACTGCATCTTTAATATAACCAGCTGGAGTAATATAAGCTTCTGGTTGAACTGCATTAACTGCACCTGATATTTTCCTTTGTCTTTCAAAGTATTCAGGAGTACCAGTTCTATATTCTGGTGGTAAATCTGCTTTGTTTATGGTTTTACCTTTACCATCTTCATATGTAGGAATAGAATCAAATTGCTCTTTAATATCAAAATATGTAGCATCAGGGTTATTTGCCCTGACACTATCATATATCTGTTTTCTCTCTTTAAGAGATAGATCTTTCCATTTCATACTAGTAATATTTACTTACCTGTCTTACCTGGTTTACCTTTTCCGCCTTTTTTAGAGCCTCCTTTACATGCCATAATTGTTATCTCCTATTTTTTAGTTTTACTCTCACCTACCACTTTATTCTTAAGAGCAGTCTTAGCCTTAAGTTTCTCTCTATCCATTGCAGCTTTATCTTTCTGAGCTTGCAACTTCTTAGCTTCATCAAGCTTTTTCTTTTCAAGAGCTAGTCTTTCTCGTTCAATTGTAGCTTTAAGTTTCTCAGCTTTTTCAGCTTGTTCAATCTTACGTTTTTCTAACTCTTTCTTATTCTCTTCAGCTCTAGCTTTATTAGCTAAATCCATCTGTTTACTTACAGCATCAGATACAGCTTTTTGTCTAGCTATTTCTTGATTACCAATCTCAATAGGATCAGGTATACCATTCATATCTTGATCCATATTTTCAGATCCTCTGTATGCATTCAATTGAGCTACAGTAATCTTAGTAGCATTATCTTGATCAATTTTATATTTTTCAAGATCAAGCTCAGCTTCTTTAAGCATAAGCTCTTGTTCTTTAACTTGATTCTGCATCTGTATTAATTGCTGTTGCTGTTCAGCTTCTTGCTGTTGCATTGCTTGCTGTTGTGATAATCTTTGTTGTTCAAGTTCTTGTAGTTTACTCTTGATTAATGATAGATTATCCATAGTATACATTTCAGCAGCATCTACTAAACTTGCACCATTCTGCATAGCAGGTTGAATTAATGCTCTAAGTTGTTCAATAGCCTGTACTTCTTTAGTACTATCAGTTACAAAGATGTCGAAATCTTCATAAGGGAAATTATCAGCTAATGTTATGAATGCTCTAGTAGTATCATCAAATATGTAATTTAAATACTGTTTATCACTATCTTTCCATGCAGCTTTAGCAGTATTCAATAGCATAAGTAATGCTTGTCTTTTAACCTGATTATGCATCCAGAATAATGGTTCTGTAATATGAGCAGATTGAATAACTGAACGTTCTACATTACCTACCAACTCAGTACTAGATATTGCCCCTTGTCTTTGTGGTGTTACTCCAGATAACTCTGAAGCCATTGATTCAATCTTATCTAGTAATTGAATATATTGAGCGATAACATTACCCATAGTAAGATCCCAAGTGGTAAATCCATTAAAATTAGATGGTCTACCTCCTTCCCTGCCTGGAATATCCCATCCTTCATCATATGGGTTAATGAATGCTACTCCTAGTGCACTTAGATAATGCATCCATTTAGCAGTATCAATACCTAAACCTTTTGGTATCTGTGTAACATCCATTACAGGAACTTTACCTTTATCCCTAGCCATTGCTAACTCCATTCTATAGAATGTCGTAATGTACAAATATTGTAGAGGCTTCATAATACTAACTAAAGACTTAGGAGCACTATTAGTATTACTATAAACAATTCCTGTATATGGTAATCGTTGAGAATTAAGATTCTTACTTGTAATGTATTGGTATTCAATAGGCTGAATTCCAAAGTAAAGATCATCAGCATTATATCCTTCCCATACTTCAATGATCCAATCCCATTCAACATTGACTTCATTACCAGTAGTCTTGTAATACTCATCTACTACAAACTCTTCCTCTTCTCCAGTTTCAGGGTTAACTACAGTAACAAAACCAATCTTTTTAAAAGATTTCCAACATACATGATATACTACTACATCCTCTGCATCTCCATAAGGATTATGATCAGGATACTTACTGTAGATTTTCGTATCAATATGATTCCAATCATCTACCATGTTCTTATCACCTAACCAATTCTTAGCTCCTTTACCATATTGACCAAATTTCTCTAGTAGTTGGTTAAGCTGTTTTTCATCAAGTTTATCATAAAACTCATCATATACCTGAGTATATGGCATAAGCATTTTATAACAACACATTGAAGCTTCATGAATAAACTCAATTCCTTCAGCATCATCAAACCAAAAGTTCTTTGGATTAACTCTATTCAAACAAGGCTCCCCATTCCTGATGCCTACATATATTACTTCTTCACCAGCAATTAAACCGTCTTTCCAAGTTTTTACAAACTCGTGATCAATATTTAAAGAGTGTTTTAAATAGTTTAGGGTATGATAAGCAGTAACTTCTGCTACATCTTTATAATCCTTAGTAAGGTATTCCTGTATTTGCTCTGGGGTTTGTATTTCACCAGAAGATAATGCTTCCTCATACCTAGCCTGTTCTTCAGGACCCATTTTAGCCATAATAGATGCTTGAACATAATCAAGCAACATCTGTTTAGCTTTTTCCTGCATTTCACTTGCAGCTGCATCACTAGTCCTACATACTTTAAAATTAAATGGTCTTTTAGTTTCTTCACCAATTAATAAATCAATTTTAGGTCTAATAATGTTATAGTCCTGAGCTACTGCTGGAAAACCATCATCTTGATTAAAAGGATTTGTAACATATTTTAAATCCTTCTCACTGTATACACTATTATATAAATCATAGTATGTTTGCATCTCTTCATCAGTAGGTATTGAACTACCATTACTTAATTGAGATTGCCCTATGATATAGTCTACACATGTTTTTTTCCATTCTTCACTCTTTTGGCTAAAAGGTATTTTTTGTATAGGAAAGCTATTTACTGTGCGTTCCATATTTTAAAATGAAAATGTTAATATATTTGAATCAAATAATTTATTTGTAGAATCAGAAGTATCCTGTTCAAACCATTTATCTGTAAATATTGGTGTATCAAACAATCTTTGCTTCTTCTCTATCTCTTGTTTTTGTTTTACTTGAGCTGTATATAATTGTTCCCTATATATCATTACTTGCATTAATGCCATTACACGGTCAAAATTACCCTTATCGTTGTATTGTATCAATTCCTCAAGTAATGGTTCTGATAATATAGACTCAAGTCTCATATGACTAGATTCTACTTCTTCTTCTAGCCATTCTTTAATTTTACCTTCTCCCCAAAGTTTAATTTCCTTGTTCATATGACAGCCTTTCCTTCTATTTACTTTGGAGTCTCTTACAATGTCTTTAATAATATCTGGTTGATCTGCTAATAAGTAGTCACAATGTTTATTGTTAAAATAAACAAATAAACCTGTATTTTGATTTTCACACATTAATCTTGCATTATAGTACACTAATAGTTTTCTTACATTTTCATAAAACTCTTCTGATGTTTTTGGTCTACCAGTATATTCGGCAACTATGATATCACTGTATGATTCAAAATTCTGTATACGTTTGTATATGAATACTGATCCTAGTGAGTTAGTGCCAGATTGATCGTGGTCATAAGGGTCACATCCTGCTATATATAAACCTATAGGTGTTTCAGGACATGGGTGCTCCCATATTACTATAGATCCTTCAGGATTTGCTTCTTTTGGTAATGGAAATTGTGTAATATCACCTGTCTTTTTAATACTCCATTTTACAGTTCCACCATCCCAAGTAAGATCACCTATTTGTTTATGATTTTGTAATTTCTTATTAGTTCTAATACGAGCTAATTGTTTTTGTAATTCCCTTTTAGGGAATATATTACCTGTTAACTCTGTAAATGCTTCTGCAGGAGTTTCAGCATGCTCAGCTACATATCTATCGATAGCTTGCATTGTTTTTGCATTCTTAAGCTCTTGCTCTCGTAATGATAATATGTATTTCCTTGATGCTTCATGATTAGTATTACCATCATTATCCATGAACATACGATTTCCATTTTCATCTCTTGAATCTAGATTAGTATGTTGTGGAATAAAGAACCCACAGTATTTTCCACCAACTGCACAATCATCCCATATATTAGGGAAACCTAAGCAGTTATAAGATTCAGGATCATAAAAAGCTTCACGTAATGGAGCTACTGCATCACCTTGATCACCACCAGTACCAAACATGATCATAAGTCCAAATGCTACACCATCGTGTTCTACTGATGGTCTTGCAATCTGCCATGCAGCTTTTAGTTCAACAAACGTACCTGCCTCTTCCCAAAGTATAAGTACACCTCTTTTACCACGTACTGCATCAGGATTATCTTTTAATGATACACCAATGATTTCAGATTTATAACCTGCTTCAGTTTTATTACCATAATCATCAGTAACCCACATAGATGCTCTACGTCTCATAGATGTATTTACTGCTTGACGCTTTTTACCCCATGCTGTATATTCATCAATAAAATCCATGTAATCCCAAGCCTTAGTAAGGATACCATCATCTGTAAGATATTGTTTATTTGATGCATATACATATGATTTTGATTCTGGTATAAGGAAGAAATTACGACAAAGCATAGCACCACCTTTATATGAATAACCCTTACGTCTAGCTTTTGCTACACATAAGTGTTTACCTTGTTCTTGTGCTTCCTCTATTGCTTGAAAGTAATAGTAATCATAATCATAGAAATCTGGGAATGTACGTTCACTAACAGATTTCCATTCTTTTAAACCAGTTTTCCTATTAGTTATTTCCCTATATACCTGTCTTACTATGGGACAATAATTTAAATAAAAATAATGATAACCTGTTATAAAGTCACCATCTTCTGCAGTATAACCATATATACATTTTTCTACTTCTTGATCCCAAAAGCTATAGTATTCAGTTGTGCCTTTAGGGTAAGCACAATAAGAGCCAGTACTAATAAAATTTAATGCAGGCTGACGAAATTTATCAGAGTTTTTGATCTTCTTATTAAAGTCTATCATATTGATCTCGTATATAATAAATTCTACTTACTGGTATACTATATTTATCTGCTATTTGACTTCTATTTAATCCTTTATTATAGTCATTATATACATTAGTAATTAATTCCTTATCATATTTTATGAATTTACTATTAAGTAATCTATTAACTCTAATATCTTTTTCACATTGTTCTAGGTCATTATAATTGTCTTTATAAGTACCAATAGAAATATTATCAATGCTATTGTTTAAAGGATTATTATCTAAATGCCTAACGACAGTATGGGGATCGTATATTTTAATACCATATTTTTGGAAAGCTTGTAATCTATGTATACAACAATTTTTCTTCTTCTCCCCAAATTTAATGTTAAACGATAAAGTAGAATATTTCCTATTCTTATGTCTAATACTACCGTTAATTACTTTTCCTTTTGGATTTATAAGCTTACCTTCTTCTGTTACTCTGTAACCCAAACTGTATACAAATTCTTCTATATTCATATAACTTCCGGATTTTATATAATAATACCCCACACCTTTTGAGTATGGGGTAATTTTTAATTATTGCTATTTTTGATTTTCTTATTGAAATCAATCATAATTGTTATCGATTAAACCACTGTTTGATCTTTAAACCTAGTCTCTTATACCAAGGTGCTTTAGTTGGTTTAAGATCCATAGATTTTGAATAAGCTTCTTTCTTTTCTCTATATGCAATTTCTTCAGCCAATTCGATTTCTTTTCTATCCTCATTCTCATGAGCTGGGCCAAAATCAATAATCAAATCGAACGGTTTCTCTTCAACTTTAACTAGTTTAGCCTTACTTGTTTTCTTTGTGCTAGTAGTTTTCTTTTCCTTAGTCATAGTTCTTAATTTTTAACACTGCCTGTAACGGCAGTTAGTTTTATTTTGTTTCAAATTGTATTACTTATCGTACAGCTTGTCTATTTGATAGCTCATATGGATTAACTTCTACTCCACCTCTAACTCTACTACTTGCCATCTCTTCAGATCTCACAGCAGTTTCTAATGCGTCAAGAGATTTAATAGTGTTACCGAGTTTTTCCATACCTGCTAATATTAATTGGACTTTCTTATCATCTAATTCATCTTGTAAAGACTCTGCATAATATCTAGATACACTATCTAATTTAAGTCTTGCATTCTTAAGTAGTCCTAATATTAGGGTTTCATTAAAGTTAATATATGCTTGTTCTGCTTCTAATACCTCTACTGGTAACTTATAATTAGCATCTCCAAATAGTTCTTTCCTGAGTCTAGGTCCTATCTCTTCAGGACTCATACTTTGGACATATGGACTATCGTATTTGTTCTTGAGTACGATATAACTTATTTGTTTAGTGGCTATTTCTTTATCTGCTTTATCAGCATCCCATAACTTTTTAAAGCATGGGATACCTAAAGCATCATTGTGAATAATTACTTTACCACCAAGTATGTCAAATAGTTTCATTAGTATTAATTAACAAGTGCTAGGAGAACATTTATCACAACATTCATTGTGTCTGTTTTTCTCGTATTCGAGATTTCGCTTAAAGTTGTTATATAATTCTTCACTCTTTATGATAGCAATCTCTCTATCATCATCACTTCTCTTATAAGAAGCATACAGAACAAGAACAATATCCCCAGCCTTTACATCATACTCCTTACCATTAAATTTAAGGACACCATCTTCTTCAATTACCCAAGCCCAGTCGATATTTAAATAATGATTACGAACAGAACTAACACTATTAAGGTCATTATCCTTTACTACTAAAAGAGCGCTGTTACCAGCATAAATATATGTATTCATATTAATCTAAATTTATTTTAATGTATCTATTTCTATAATGTCTGTTCAATGCATCTACTGCTTCTTGTTTAGTATAAAATGCATTAACATACTCTGGGTTTTTACTGTACTGATTGATTATCTCCCTCAATTGATCCGCTTTCTCGTCCCTGTTCTGCATTCTCATTTTCTTCTTTTTTATCAGTTGAACCAAATCCACCACCACGATCTTCACCTGCTAATTCCTCTACAATTATCGGCTCCATCTTCGGATAAGGCATTACTACTAACTGAGCAATCTTTTCACCAGGCTGATAAATTGTAGGAAGAGCATCTGTAGTAATCTTAAACTTGAGAAGAATCTCACCTTTATAATCACAATCTATAACAGCTACAGCATTACACATTGACATAGACTTCTGAGAAACTGATGATCTCATAAAGATTAAACCAACATGACCTTCAGGAATCTCTACGGATAAACCTGTATGATATACTAATACTAACTTACCACTCTTATCAAATTCCTGAGTAAAGGAGATTGCTGTTAAATCTAAACCAGCATCGTTAGGGTTAGCATAACTAGGTAATACTGCGTCTTCTTGTAATTTCTTAAATTTTAATTCCATATTATTTTCTTACTATATTGTGTCCTAATATTATTTCTGTTGCTTGTGCTGCTAAATTTGCAGCGTAATCTTCAAGGAATTGACTACGATTCGTGTCCTGTAGTATCTGTCTCAGATACAGCAGTATCACTTGTTGATTCAGTAGTATCTTGTCTAGTTTTTCTTCCATGCTTTGCATAGTATAATAATGCAATACTATTCCATGCTACTGCTGCTTCATGCCTTACTTTAGTTTCTGGATCAAATTCTTCATAAGTAGAAGCGTATAAGTGTCTTAATAATGCACCTTTATATCTTTCATAACCATTCTCTAGATTCTGCCAATTATTGTCACCATACTTCTTAGCACCTTCTGTATATACTCTTGCAATGTCCTCAAGACAATCTAACGGTATTAATTCCCATCTAGTCTTATCGTCTAGTTTATCATTCTTCATACCCGTCTGGTCTTGGCATTTCTTCGATTCGTATTGCATCTATTTCAGTTTTATTTTCAATTATTGCTTTAACAATTCTATGGTAACCATCACATATTCTACCTAAATGATCGATTAGTATCGGATGATTTAAATCTGTATCTTGAATCCTTTTACTATGCCAAATTATGTCATCTAAGGTATTTATTTCCCAAGGTAAATGCTCTAGATTTACTCCTGCTAACGGTAATTTGAATACAGGATAGTTCTTCTCTTTTACCCAAGAGACTAGATTTGAAGCTGCCCATATCTTCCCATCTGCTGTGTATCTATTTTCTGCTAAACCCTGCTTAGGGTACGTTACTACTGGATTTTTTGGTTCTTTCTTTGCAAACATATTTCTTTTTTAATTTAATCTTAAACAAATAACTAAACATAATTGGCTTAATATCTTTCTCATCTGAAATTGTATTTTGAGCAAATTTGAAAGGATGATTACAAATCACTTCTACTACTTGATACGGTATATTATATTTATGTGATAACTCTGTATAGATACTTGTTTTATTTTGCTGGACCATAAGTTACTTTATAGTACTTATTATTAATTATATTATCCAGAGTAATAGAAGACATATCGAATGTCTCGGGTCTAACACTATTAACTATAATACATATCTTATCTAATTCTGATGTTACATTGTCAGATGAGGTATAAAATATAGAATTTAAAAAAGCTGTTTCAACTTTAGAGTATTGTTTTCTAGGTTCTAATATTACTACTTCTTCTTCTGATTCCTTACTAAAAGGTTCTCCACTAATACCATATAAAATAGTCTGTGTATCACGAATTAAGATTCCATTATTATATGGTAAATTCTTACCAATAAGTTTATACCACCATCTTTTTAATTTACCATAACTCTTCCATAGCATTATGGAACCAGGTTTAATTACTAATTGTCTCATCATTTATCCTAATTATAATTGTTACTTGAACTCTGTCTCCAATGATCTCTGGTATTAGAGCTTTATTGACACTTAATTCATCTTCGGCTGGACCTGCTACTAGAATACCTTTTTGTTTAAAGGACTTGATATATCTACTTAAATTATCCTTAGTAATACCTAAGGCATTTATGATATGTTTCCTATTAGCTCTATTGGCTATATTCTTATTCTCATTTGGTTGTTTGTTATAGTTAAGATCAAGTCTAATGAACTCTGCCATTAATTCCAGTTCTCTGTCCGTAAGCCGAAGAATACCATTAAGTGAAATTAGAAACTCTGTAACAAGATCATTTTTGTTTACAGATTTTACTAATTTATTCATTTGTCTTATCTACATCTAAGATTTGTTTAACCGCCTTAATGAACTTCAGTAAGTTGTAATTTACTGTTTCAGATTCAACTTTTACACAAGGTTGAATTTTGCCATTATTATAGTCTTCATTAACCTTCTGAATATTGTCTTGATACTTCTTAGCGCAGTCATCTAAGAATGCTTCAAGTGCAATCAATTTTAATTCTGCATTAGACGGGATATATTCTTCTTCTGTATTAGTTTCATCCTTGATCTCTTCACCCCATTCTTTTAGGTTACCACCATTAAGAAGTTCTAATACATAGTTTGCAGTAATCATCATGTAACGTGAATTGGTATACTTATCGTTACCCTTAGTACTCTCCATTACATACTCAATACCATCTTCTGTCTTAAAGATATCATCTCTCTTTGCACAACCAAAAGGTTTAACTACTTTATATTCTGTTCTCATATTCCTTATTATTTTTTAATAATTACTAGTGCTAATTTAATCCACTTGTTTATGTCAAACTCTGGATCTGACTCTTGCACTACTCTGTCTCCAATTGCGTATTGCTTAGGTTGGGTTACTAAACCCATAAAATTCATAGCTTCTTTCTGTGTAAGAACTACCTCAGTAGCTCCCTCTTTTGAGGGATTGTTAAGGTCTTCTGGAATGAAGACTTTAACAGTACCATCTTGTTGAAATTTAATAAACTCTGAATATTTACCTAAAAGATTATTTATCATTTGTTGAATCATGACTATATAACGGACCTTATTTAATTTTGTTGTATATTTTATGCAATAAAAAAGCCTATAGTGATTAACTATAGGCTTATATTAAAAATCCAACTAAATCTACTAAGCTTTGCTTTTCTTAATAAAAGCTACTACATTGTATGGATTCACTAATTGGCTATCCTTAAACAAGTCAAAATAAGCAGCTGCTTTAGCAGGGAAAGCTATCGTATCACCTACTTCTGGATGATTATTTTTGTCTTGCCATTCATAACCTGAAGGAATTGCTAGAACAATGCCTTTTCTAAATGTTGTTGGTACTTTCTTTACTTCAGTTTTAGTGTCATATTTATCAACACCATCTTTGTCTTTCTTACCTGTCGCAACAGGTTCAGTAATCTCTTTTTCTACATATTCAACTGGTAACGGTTTGATCAGAATATCCCGAGTAAACTCGAACTTTAACGCTTTCTGAATATCATCGATGATCATCTTCTCATCTACTTGTACCGAACTATCATTATTTGTATTCTCTGCCATAAACTTAAATTTTTCTACTATAACGTTTATTAGTATTAAATGTTCTATTTTTATTTCCTTTCATGAAAGATAACACCGCCTGTACAGCATACTTTCTTTGCTATGGATGGACAAACTTCCATGTTATAGAAACAGCAGCCATCACACCATCCCTGAGGCTGCTTTTCCATGTTATAAACTTTGCCATCAACTCTAATATACCCTTCTTCTAGGGCTTTATAAGCTTCTGGTTCTCCCATATTATTTGTAATAATATTTGTTATGTTCTTCAGCCTTTTGTTCAACAGTACGCTCCATGATTATTTCTTTAATCCAAATTAAAGCAGCCTCAAATCCTGCTTTAAATGCAGATTCTTTTAACCCTTCCATCTCTTCGCACCATTGTTCAAATGCTTCACAAGATTCTTTGTCTTGATACCTTTCAATCTCGTCAATTAAATATTGTCTAAACATATTTGATCCCTTTCTTTTGATTAATAATTATACTGATCGTCGTCATCAGTAGGATCTAATGCATCTTCGAATTCATTAAAAAAGTAAAAGTCATCATCCATAATACTATTATTATGTATTTATATTTTATATCCAGAGTAGGAGTATATATTTCTTACTATACTACTATATACTAACCTACAAGTATGTGTAGTAACGTTACAGTATTCATTTTTGTTCTATTGTTTACTCTAGATTAATAGTTTTTCTTAGGTCTTAATAGATGATTTTTATTAAAACCTCTTTATAACATAGATCTTATTTTAGAGTAAAGCTATCATGAGTACCATTTTTATTCTTACAGAATAACTCACAATTTACCAAGTACTCAGGCATAAAATCATTTTCTGAATCTATTTCAATATCTATCTCTATGAGATCACCATTTTCATATATTTTTTGGTAAGTTCTATAGTTCCAATTACCATTCCAATAGTCTTTTATCTTAAGATAACCGTGTTCTTCTAGCCATTCACAACGTGTCATTTTAACATTATTTATGATTATTTAACATATTTACGAAACTTTCGTAGATAACTCATTAACATAATTTAACTATTTTTAACATATTTTATAACCTAAAAGGGTTAATAATTCATAAAATTTGTTAATATCCCTAAAATATAATGAATATGAAATCATCATGTGAGCCATACCTTCCTCCATAGGATTCATTAATCTCAGATCTGATACTTTCAAAGCTTTAGTACCATCAGCACAATCCCATTCACTTACTCTAGCCCTTAACAGCTCAAAGTCACTAAATTCATAATAGAGTTGATCATCTCTAATTTCAAACCCTTTATCTTTTAATTCTTGTTCAAATATCATAATATTAAGTTTTTAATGATAACGTATATAAGGGGGTATTGTTATAAAAATTTTATAAAATAAAAAATTAGGGGATATAATTGTGAATGTAGAGAGTAGTATATATATTGTATTATATAGATTTGAGTGTAGAAACTAGTATATACAAACCCCCTCCCCATCATGCATCAAGGAAACACCCCCGGTACTTATGCATCAAATCAATTTATCTATCAGCTGATTGTGATTAATCAAGCAGTTGCAACGGAAGGCGGTTGCAATGTAGAACTACTGCTGAGGGGCAGACAGCCGAGACGACTATGAAGTGTGCAATCATGAGTCTAGAAGCTAAGCAAGCAGAGAACGGTAACTGGTATGTAAACATCCTAGCACAGCCAGAAGGTGATCCGTTTGCTGAGGAGTTGAAGTATCGTATGTGGTGTAGCGAAACACTAGCTAACAAGTTAGCTGCTAGCGTACCAGAGACGATAGAACTCCAGAAGGTACGTGTAGACGTAGCACCGTACCAGAAGGTGTCTGAGGACGGGTCTATCTCAGAGAATGTATTCACCAGTCTGTCTGTTGTATGCAGACAGTTCAAGGGAGAGTACGTGGATGAGCCACAAGCGATGGCAGACAAGCTACGCAGGAATCTGCTGCGTGATGGGCTTATCGTAGAGGTAGACGTAGACCCGTACGAGGGAGCTACAGGTGATCTACCAAACTAAAGGGGAAGAGCTTCGGCTCTTTCCTTTTTTGTCCTACCATGCACCAAGTTTATTTCCCTCTTAGCCGATTGTGAAGGTATATTGTATTCATGCTTTCATGTACTTGCTGGTGGGTAGTTTAAACCAGTAGTGCTGTATTTTTTCGGCGGTTTACTAGTAACGCACTTAAAAGTTTAAGGCTAAACCGTACAGGAAACCAGTTCCGATTTATAAGTTTGGTGACAGCTTGGAAAGACAGGCATCATTTGTTTAACTTAATAGTTGTAGGCGTATATACTTTAAACCTTCAACATTATGTTTAAAAACAACCAGTCCTAGGCGAGTGGATAGTTCCACTTTTAAAAGTCCTAGGTTGTCCTGATGCCAAGGGACGTAATCAAAAGCGGCAATTTGTTTTAATGTGCCCTAAGTACGATATTATAGTATCGTGCACAATGGTATAATATCAGGTAGGAAGAACAAATGTGAGTATAAAGTACTCATTGATCTTTCTTGTGTTGCTGTTATACACGATTCAAAGGAGTAGGCTATAGCCTATTTTCCTTTCTTACAATGCACCAAGTCAAATTTCCTTTTTAGCATATTGTGAGGAGTATAGGATACTGCTGTGATTTATGTGTATGTAATTGATAAGAGAGTGTTTGTAAGTTTGAGAATACTTTGCTCTCTTTCTTTAGTCTGCCCTAATCACATTTGCTTAAACTACATTTGACGCGTACATATAATATATAGCGTATCCTTATTCTTTACATAAACAATCAAACAATTAAACAATCAAACAATTAAGGAGGACAAACAAATGAAATGTATTATTATTGGACATGAATTCGCAGAGGCAAACACAGGTAACTTGTATTGCAAACTAGAAGTAAGACCTGCAAACGATGAGTGGGCTGCATCTTTCAACTATGTAATGTTTATTACAGATGCAATGAAAACAGCTCTAGAAGCTAAATTTCCTAAAGAGATATATCTGCAGGAAATACGTATGCAGACACCTGAGCCATTTAACAGAGTATGGGCTACAGATGGTAATAACCATATGCAAGGTGAGATAGTTTGCAACGCTAAAGGCGATCCTATCGTATTTAATGACATCAAAGTCGTAATACGTACATTACCTGATGGCACACCTGCTAGAGGTGAAGATGCTGAAAAGCTACTAGAATCTAGTTGGCGTAGGGGTATTGAGAATGGTACTATCTTACCAATTGGTGAAGGTACAGATGTACCAGATAACAATATTGGACAAACTGTAGGAGGAGCAGATGCATTTGCTGGTGCTCAATCAGCTGGAGATCCGGAGAGTCTAGAGACATCTCAACCAGATCCACTACCTACAGGTAACGTTGTAGTGCCGGGTAACCGACCACAACGACCACAGCAACAAGCTGGAATCAGAGTACCTAGAGTGTAACAGGAATTTGCCGGGTAACCGGCAGACCTGTTTTAACAAAAACTCCCGAACATCTGCATATGATGTTTTGGGTTAATTAATATTATTAACTTTTAAAAACATTCATCATGGAAGGAAAAGATGAAAACAAGCCAAAGATTGTGTATTTTATTCTAGCTGTGTTTATTCATGCTAATTTGTTTCTACCATTCCTATCTGAAAAGACAGGAGTACATGGAGCATTCATATTGTGTGATATAATACTTGCTATTATAGCATATAATCTAGCGGCTCATAACTAGGGAGTTGGGGGTGGGTGAAAACTCACCCCTTTCTATTAGTATCAAACAAAAAATCAATACAATGAAAGTTACATTCAATTTTAAAAAGTCTACCTGTAGGCTTAACTGGATAAAAATACTGAAAGTAGTCTTTGGGTTTAATTTAAAAGAAGCTAAAGCTATTGTAGACTCTGGGAGTTATGTACATATAGTAGATGGTTTAAATAATCCTATAGATATGCAACAATATTTCGTTGATCTTCTTATTAGGATAGATTCTGTATGTATATCTACCTTAGACGCAGATCAAAGAAAGGTTGAACTTAGAGACGTAATATCTCTTTCTATATTTGACAAGGAAGAGAATGTGCCTAGCAATACTCCAGCCGTACAAACAATAAATGTACAAGATTTGGATATTGTAAAGATAGGCTCAGTATATATCCTTACTCAGGAAAGATATGAGAAGCTACTAAAAGCTGAACAAACATTATCAAAGATAAAAACAGTACTTTATGAATAAAAGACGACAATATCACAAGTCAAATTGTGATTCTACGGTACGAGCGATCGTAACGGACCCACTAGGACGCAAAGTGATCCTAGTTGGAAAGCACGCTTTCGAATGGTCTATTATACTTGAAAAAGAAGGAAGATTAGTAATAACTACTTTTCCTAAAAGAGAACAAGCAGTAGATACATTTAACAAAAAGTACAGGAATAAATGATATGTGTACGTATCCAGTGTATGAAGTGATACACAACTTTTATGTGATTTAATATTCTTTTGGCATAATTCCTCAGCTAGTTACTGCGAGTAAAGGAACTAGTTCGCTACTATCTCATACTAATAGTGAGGAAAAGTATGTGGTATTCTGTGTAGTTTAAGTGTCTAACACATGGTAGAATCCCCTGCTAAGGGCGAATGCAGGTTCAAATCCTGCCACAGAATCATGTAAAAATCCATTGACGATTTTATAGAGAGTTTAAGATTCTCCATTTTAATTTAACACAGCTGCTGTATACCTATTGTGAAATACGTATACAGTTTCCCTAGAGTAAAAGCAACCTCATCGTACTAACTACAATACTTCATGCACGTTTGGTTAATACACAAAGTTAGCGGGTTCTAGGGTCTAGTAGGTTTAAATTGCCGGGCTGAACAAATGCCAACGGCTACCGAAGCTAATAGCTTTTAAAATAGTAAATAACAATAAAAATATCAAATTTTATGGAAGAAAAGATCAAAAAAGCACAAGAAGCAGTATGGTATAATACTGACTGCAAGTTATTAACTAAGGAAGAGTACGAAGAGCTATGCAAGTACAAGGCGTTATACTTAGACTTAAAAGGTTCCTTAGAAGGAATCGTAAAAGATTTCAAGCAAAGCGCATAATACTTGAACTTTTAGAAGGAATTGGTTGGGCTATATGGTTATTGATATTACTCATATTATCATGTGGGGATACATTAATCTATCTCTTATATTTAGCGATATCTGTACCAATATTCATTCAAAAAATAAAGTATGACTGTAGAAGCAATGATCGTAACTTGTGTAATAGTATGCATAATACTGTTACTACGGAAAAGGAGGAAAGAGAAGATAAGGGCACAGATACTAAATGATCTATATATTATTGATAGAGATTGTCGTATTATCAAAGGCAATATCATTAATAGTGATTTTATTGGTATTCTAACTAATCTAGCATTTTTAAGAGATTCACTAAAGAAGGAATCATTAAATGATGTGATACCTAAAAGTTTGTTAATGGATATACAAGTTCTATTAAATACGAATGAAGAGGAGATTAGTTTAGAAGATTTTAGGACAAATGTAGTCAGAATGATTAACGTTGTTCTAATAAGGTTACAAGGTATCTATAAACTTATAATCTACTCTTAGTATGGATAGAAGTCTTCCTCATTTCTTACAAAGAATCGGATACCATCCATACGAAATAAGTCCAAAGGATAGGATGTTTTTTTCATTAAAAGATCCTGAATTTGTGTCAGCGTATGGACCAGTATTTGTCGAATGGTTCCCAAAGTATCTAGGACCATCTGTTCCTATATTAGAGGTTAACAGAAGTCGTAATATTATATGGGGATTACACGAAGCGGATCACCATCCGTGCCTAATTTACCCTAGACCAAATATCTTGATAGAAGGTGTATCAGAAGAATACAAAATTACAAATAAATATTCTGATACAATGATGGATAGAATAGCTGCAAAATATTCTCCTGAAGAGATATTTAGAGCGATTAGGAGTAATTTAATATTAATACTGTAAATTTAAATTTAAGTTTTAAATTTATTTTACTCTATTAGTAAGAAAGTAGTTCAATTTCTATGGGTTACATAGGGAAAAGGTAGAATAGTTTACAACGAATGATACATATTTTATTTAATAAGCTTGCCTATAAAATAATATAGAACTATTAGATAGGTCTTTTGATCTCTATCTGGGCAGCTCTTGAAACTTAAATAAAAAATGTAGAGTAGATGTAAAAAGATATTAAGTTCGAATCTTAATCTTTCTTATTTTTTAACTAAAAACAACATTACAATGATCAGATTAATTATCAAAAAAGGTAACACATGGTTAAGTGTATTCACTCTAGCACAGATCTTTACGAAACATCTGAAGCTAACTCGTTATGATGCTTTAAAGCTTGCATATACGACATTACGTCAGGACGTCGTTGTCCAGAGTAGTACAAACGCAGGTCTATACTACTTTCATGTAGATTTACATCGAAAGAAGTTTAATGCTGAAATCTATGACGTTCATGATTTAGCAGCACAATTAGACCTATTGAAATACGCTCCTTTTCAGTGTGGAATGCACACAAAAGGAGGAAAAGTATTATGGAAAAGTAACCCAAAAGATGACATCTATAAGGAAATAAGAACATAGTTGAATGTGTACTTTTCAAAGAACAACTACCTAAATACCGCTGTGAAGTTCTATTTAGTAAAAGACCTATGAAAAGTGAGTTGTCAATCCAGCGTATACCAAGTAGTAGGTCTTTTTTAAAAGACTATTCTTAATTATAAGTGTATGGAAAACTACGGTTATTATTCTAAAGAGATTAATGAAGACTGTTTTGTAGTATACTATTTTAGTAGACGAGCCAGATCTGTCATTTATCAAACAAGCTCCTTATCAGGAGCTTTGAGTTAACTAACATTATTAACGTTTAAACATTCAATCAAATGAGTGAGAAAGGAGATGGCACCGTAGGTGGTGTCTGGAAGGGAGTAGTATTAGTACTGCTCACAATTGTTACACTATTACTTTTATGTATTGTGTATCAAGGGCTAAAAGGAGAGAATCCTCTTACGAAAGTAAAGGAATCTGTTGGTTTTAGCACAGAAACTGAGGTAGCAATACCTACAGTTCAAGAGAGACTAAACAAGTTCAGTGCTGAAGTAGAAGATACTAAAGCATATGATACTTATCTCTCATTGCCTGTAGTAATAGTAGAAGGAATCCTAAATAAATTAGGACCTGATGCAGACTATAGAGCAATAGTTAACGAGTATTATACTAATAGATCCTATTGGATTAGTACTCAAGTGTCGAATCAAATTAAACCTGTATTAACTGGTCCTGATGCAAAGAATGTTGAAAGGGTTGAGGTAAAAACAGTTTTAAAAGAAGAAACACCGCCAGGGAATGAAGTCTCTCTTACTCCAGCTGATTCTATAAAGTAGAATTCTTTTTGGTTCAGGAGTATACTTTTTATATGCATTGCCTGTGAAGGTAGTGCATATTTTTACTATTAGATCATCAGAAAATGACAAGCATGTGGGGCGTAAATAGTATTTTTATGCGGGAGAAGAAGAATGGCAATTGTTCCAATTAGTACTGATAATTGCAAATACTATGATCGTGCGGACGTTAAAATCATGCCGTTAATAAGAATTGTACTGGCAATACAATTCTGCTATAACGTAAAATATGTTAGATAGCCGATTATAAGAAGTTTTACGTAAGAGTTTTTTAATATTTATTTTGCAGACGTGAAACTTCACGATGACACTTGTTATTAGTTGCTCATAGTACAATATGAGTTGTTGTTAATCAACAATCGTTCAATCAAAATCTTCTCCGTAGTTGTACATGCGGGGACGTCATCAAATTGTTTAACTAAAAATTATCAAAATGGACAGTAAGATTAATGGAGTAGCAGTTGTAATATTGCCTCCGGGACTTTCTAAAGAGGAAGTTCAAGTGCTATTTTCTAGCATTTTAGGTAAGTTAGAAGCTATTCATCCTGAGTACAAACAAAATGGAGGATTTCTAACTATCTTAGAACCTAACGACCTGTTTAGAGTCGTAAATCCTGTTAATGCTGAAATAGCAACATTAGCAGACAATTTGGTAGTTGAATTCGGTGAACCTGCAGATCCTGTACACTTTGCGACAAAGTTCGTATGTGCTTACTATGGTCCTAAAGACTTAGTAAATCATGACGTTGTCACAACGATAGCATCGATCAAAGAGGGTTCTCCAGAATGGGCTTATTTCGAAAGAAAGAGGCTAAAGTTCCTTATTTTTCAATGTCGCAACATTTTGCAAAACACTTTATGAGCAAGACAAAGAAAGATTCTAAGGATTCAAAGGCTATGCGGAAATACACTCCGCATAAGCCTAAGATGACTCCTTATAAAAGAGAGTCTAAAGCGCAGAGATTTCGTGAGGATAGCTAGTTACCGCCAGTTACTAGTCCTCGAGTCTATAATTCTTAAATGTTAAGATATGGTGGTCATTCCCCTAAAGCATGTTAAACCTAACGCCCTAAGCCCATAAACGGTATGTGAAGATGCATACTACGGGATTGTGTACTTGTACAAATGATAATCTCACAGGAGATTATTAATTATAAGAAGGAGAAGAGGTTCCCTCTGAATAAGAAATAGGAATAAGAGGGCATGCTTATTATTTGAAATTAACACAATTGAGATATGGAAAAAACAAAAGTAAAACAAGTAATTAGAGAAGCATTAGCTAGAGAACCAGCTATAGAATGGTATCTTAAAAGCAAAAAAATCTATGGTCACTACGTGACTCTATTAGCACTTGTTATGCATCATCATAGCAATGTTTTACGTTGGAATGAGCATACACTTATCGAGATGGTTAGGAAAACAGTATCAGGAAAAAATCCTTTATACATTCCAATTGTCTTTGGAACTATGAACCGTAGAAAGATTATTTCTAATCATAGTTTGCAAAGAGATACAATTCTAGAACTTTATCAAAATTAATTATTAACATCAAAAAACAAAAGAAAATGGAAACTAAAGACATTATCGCAGAAATCACCGAAGGTAGAAAAGTAAGTGAAGACATCATTAAAGCTGCAAACGAGGACATCCTGAAAGGCCGAGAGGAGAATCTCAAACAAGAGATGATCCGTACTCTGCAAAATTCTGAGTACAAGATCGGTTACTCAAAATTGAGACTGAAGAGAGCTCGTGCGTTTGAGGAAGTAGAAAAAGAACGCTTAACGAAAGTAGGCGAGAATATGAATCGTTTGAAAGCCGGTGGTATCACTCCAGAGGATTGGAAAAAAGAGGATGAGAAGATTGAGAAAGAAGCATCTGATAAACTGCTCGAAAAGAAAGCAGAGTTCAGTGGCTACTTGAAGCAATTGAATCATATCTATACTGATTGCAGCTGGAGTGTTTTGAGAGATAGCTTTGACCGCTATTAATCAACAATTCCGCTCTGAAGAGCTATAAGCCGAAAAGAGTAGTGGGGTATGAATGTAGTAGTATTTCACAACGCAAGAGATATACTTGCATTGCTTAAGATCCATCGAGACAAAAGCAGGAAGGCGAAATTAGCATCAAGACTAAAGAGTACGAGATCCGTTGAGACAGCTAGTCCTACGTACTCATTTTCAGTTTTCTCAGGTTTAGTTAGTAGAGAGCTATAAGCCAATAATAGTTTAGTACAACAGAAAATGACGATCATATGAGTCTCATTGTAGCGTTGGAGTTCATTTCAGTATTAAATGATTTATTACTACTAAAGGAACCAAAAATTAGGGTGTAAGGAGAGAGATCTCCTTACATTCACCATATTCACGATATAAGAACTGTATTGTGTCTTATTAGGCTTATCAATCACTGTTAGGACGAGGGTTCGACTCCCTCCAGCTCCACGGTCAGAAGCATAGAGGTTCGACTCCTCTTGGCAAGGGTATAAACCACTCCTAGGTTAAGAGCCGCAAAGCTTCCAAGCAGGTGTGAAGCCTGCATTAGGGGCTGCTTGGATTTGACTGGCAATTAGAGAGATAAGATAGGTTCGTTGTGTGTTTAAATGGCAATAATTTTGTCACAGACTATACTCAACTAGCAGTTGCGTAAAGTCACGTGCTAACTACGAAAGTGAGGGATATCTATAGTTTAATGGTAGAACACTGATTGTTCAGTAGTGTAGGTTCGAATCCTACTAGATAACAAAAACTATTATACTATGAGTTATATAGCAGTAGACACATTCGGAGACGAGTACATATATCCATTCAAACCTGAAAGAAAAACAGTTAAAAATAAGTTAGGAGAAGAATGGGGATATTGGCAGTCTAATGGATGCTATCATATTGAAGTTCCTAAAGGTACAGCAAGAGCGTTATACAATGCTAACTTAATGGTTGATTGTAGAATACCTCTGTATAAAAGGAACATGAATTGGGGAGATAATCCTATTCAACTTAAATAAAGATTGATTAGTAGTGAAAAATAAAAACAGTATGGATGGCAAAAGTTAGTTTTTCAGGCTACGCAGCCTATGTTAGTGAAAATCTTCCTGAATCTTGGAAAAGAGTTGGGGAGAATCATGGAGTACTTAATCAACTGATAAGTGCAGTTGCTAGGTATTGTTACGAACACCTTTTGACAGGTCGAGAGTTAATTATGCACTTGAAAGAGAATACGTTAATTAACGCTGCAGACTTCGAAGAAGAGCCTCAAGGGATAGATTGGTGGATAGACTTAAGTCTAGAAGCTGATATGCTAGAATCACATGGTTGTATTCCTACATTTGCAGAAGATGGTAAAAGTGCCAAGTAAAGTAAAATATGATCTATTTAACGTATCTTCATTTACTCAGGAATTTATATGTGCCGGAGTAAGAGATAATGTTATAGGAATGTATAACTTTCTCAAAGAGAAAGGTGTACAAGTAAAAGACAAACAAGCTGATGATCTTAGAATTAGCAGTAGAAAAAGTGTTGTGTTACTTTGCACTAACTCTAACTCTAGTAACCCATTTGGAATAATCCAATTGAAAGACTGGGGTTGGTGGAACTTCTATCATAATAAGCATAATCGTAGTAGTAAACCATTATATTATACGTATAACTTACCATCACAATGGCATGAAATGCTTAGGGATGGCTGTATATGGAAGGAAATGGAAGTATTTGATAAACCAGAAACGTATGAGGGTAGGAAAACGTATTTATTTCGATAGTCCCCAAGAGAGGAAAGAGTTCTTAGCATTGTTAAGAGATGCACAAGATGTTACAGAGATAGCAACAATTATTGCTAAAACTTACAAAAAAGATCTAATAGAGGCAATGGATATTGCCCGAGTGTATAACGAGTTTATTAGGAAGGAAAATGAAAACGTTGACAACTAGTGGAACTTATTTAGTAACAATCAGTGGACAAGAGTACATAGCAGTAGTAATAGGAAGCGCACCTATGCTACAGGTTGCAAGAGTGTTAAACTTAACAAAGTTCATTGATACTGGAGAGTTAGAAATCAGTACAGAAGCAAAAACTGTATTAACTGAGAAACCGTGCGAATTTAACTTCAGACAGATCGACTTGAACATCATCAGTCCGATGCAGGAAGTAGTACAGATACCAAAGTTACCTTACACACCTAAACAGTACAAAAAATGGTTATCATTATGTGGTGATTTAGATCGTGAAAAGTTACTTACAGATATCATGCTAACAAACCCTAGCATCAGTTACGGTGAAGCTCAAACAATCATTGATCAGTTATGGAGAGACAAAAGGAACATAGTCTCACAGTAAATTATACAGATCTGTGTGATTATCTAAACGACCGTCTAGTCTTACCCTATCTACCTAAAGTAGAAGAAGACTGGAATCTATTTGGCTCGGTCATATCACAGACATATGGGCCAGACGGAGTATTCCCTAAACAATATAGTGATAAAGAATTACTAAAGTGGATTCAACATAAAATCCAAGTAAGGGCATTGTTACTATTTGTACAAAGGAAACTCTTTACACACCTTGCCATGTTACATAATACAAGGGCAACGGATGCAGTTCAGATGCGTATTTTCGTATCTATGCTGAACAAGTTAGGACTACCTAGAATTTATGCTGATGAAATATTTGATAATGTACATCTGCAGTATGACATTAGGAAACCTGTTTTCGAAGATTATTATCTTATGAAGATATTAGGTTTACCTTTTTGTTTTGAATCTAGGCCTTGTCCTTTTTAAGGTGTTAGGGGTTCGACTCCCCTAACATTCACTAAACAAGTTAGTTTGATTATGAAGAGAGAAGATGAAGACCTTCTTATTCAGCAAGCTAAGCTTGGTAAGCAGGATGCTTTTACAGAGCTTTATGATCGGCATCATAAGCTTATTCGATACATTATCTATGATATTGTAAAGAATGAAGACGTAGCAGATGACCTATTATCTGTTACCTTCACAAAAGCATTTAGTAGATTAGAATCTTATGTAAACCCTATTTCATTTGAAATGTGGTTAAAAACTATAGCAATTAATACTGCAATAGATTATATAAGATCTTCTAAGAATGAGAAACAGAATCATTATATAGATTCTGAGGACAATTACATTCAGTTAGACAGTAATGACCTCAGTCCTGAGGAAGTTATTATGAAACAGGAAACTGTTGAACAACTGAAAGTAGCTCTACATAAATTAAGATCTAAATATCGTAATATATTAGAATTACGATATTTCAAAGGCTTAAGTTATGAGGAACTTGCAACTGAGCTTGGCGTGCCAATAGGAACTGTAAAAAGTGACTTAAACAAAGCTAAGAAGAGATTGCGAGAATTTTTTGACAACATTAACAATAACTAACAAATACTTACACATCATGACAGAAGTTGCAATCATCGCAATTATAGTCATCTTAGCTGCAATCGTTATAGGGAAGGCCAACCATAGTAACGATTTAGTTTGGAGACTATTATTCTGTTTTAGTGTTAGCGTATGTGTGTCTATAGGTTTCCTTTACATCTTTAGCAGCAAGCCAAAAGCAAAAGCAGCTAATGTTGAGGTAATTCGTAAGGCAGGAGATTCTACTGACGCCCATGTAGTATGCTTCAACCAGATAGCAATGGCTGAAGTTACCGAACAGGATATTACAGGTCAGGAGTCATTATTATCAGAATGCCTTACATGGGCACCAGTGATGAACGTGTTACCATTGAATAGTTTAAACTATATAATGGAACACATTATCTTTGATGACTCATAGATAGCGATAACACTAACAAAAACAGACAAACGAGAGAATTAGGTACGTTCGTACCAAGTAATTAACATTTAAACACAATCTTTAAAACATTATCAAAATGGCAAAGAATAAAGCAAAGAAAGGAGCTACTGCTCCGAAAGTAGAGACAAAGGCAGCTGAGGAAGTAAAATTACAAGCTGCTGTAGAAACTAAAGTAGAGGATAAGGCACCGAAGAAGCCTGCACCTCAACCTGATGTACAGCCGAAAGCTGACACAAAGGAACAAAAGAAACCTGATCCGACACCTGCTGCTGCACCTGCAGAAGGAGCAACAGGCGATCAACCAGCTGTAGTTCAACCAGAAGAGGTTAATAACACAGCTATGCCTACGCAAGCAGAGATGTCGGCTGAGGTATTCAAAAATGCAGAATTACAGTCTATTCTCGGTAGTATTTCTCTTACTCCGGAAAGTACTATGGACGCTAACCACATGGTGTTGTTAACTCACGTAGCTACTGAACGGTTCAAAGGGAAAGATCCGAAGAATCCTGTAGTAATAGCAGCTAACGAGATGGTTGATGACCTTACTTGTTACTGTATTGCTGTAGCTGGTATTAACATGGCAATTAACGGTAAGAAACTAGGTATGTCTGTACCTGTTAACGCCTTAGGAGCCTATGTACGAGCTATGGGATACTTTGGCATTGCATTACCGGCAGAGAAGGCTGTTCCGGATCCTAACAAGCCTGATCAGCTCCTAATTCCGTTTGAAGGAGCATCTCCTGAGACTGTTGAGACAGTTAAAGAAGAGATCAAGATGCAAAGAGGCACTAAGCCTACTATGGATCCAGCTTTGTGGAAGAGCGATGAGGACGCTAAGAAAGCGCTTCTCTATATCCTGAGTGACACATTGTCTAAGGATAATCGTTTCTTAGTATCTACCTCTAAGTTACGTATGTACAAGATGCTGTCTGCAGAGAACAAGGAAGAGAAGGCTATGTGGGAATCAGCATCCAATGCAACCATATTTGACAATCTTTTGTCAATTCTTGGTACAGCTAAGTCTACGTTCTTGAATGCAATTGGAGGACAAATTTATTCGTCCGCCGCTACACAGAAGAATCCGATTAAGAGTCATTTAACTCTTAAGCGTAACTTCCCGCAGTTATCTGACGAAGATGCAGCTGAGATCATTAAGATCATAGTAAAGCACAAAGCAGCACAGAACAATCCTAACGAGCCGTTAGAGAATAACATCGCTTGGAACGGCTTGAAAGACGGTAAACGTGAAGACTGCTTATTGTATCCTACTAAGACAACGGATGTAGACAAGGAGATTATGGGACGTCTCCAGAATGTCTATGCAGAACGTTTAGGTAGTCCAGCAGAAGCTGGTTATAACCTCCGTGCCACTAACTTAATTGTTACTATCATGAACTTGTATAAGACTTCTGGACAAATTGCGCAACTTGTCGAGCAGAATTATACGGCTGAGGTAAACAAGGCATTAGAGGCAACGTCTGGTAAAACTGCTCCGCAAGAGGAGAAAAAAGACGAGAAGGAGGCAGAGAAACCGAAAAAATAATCAATCATGAATCGGTTAACTGATTTCCTTTGGTGTGCATTATTTTCGTTTATAGCGATTATAACTGTCATCAAATTGAGCCCAAATGAGGCTAAAGCAGAGCAAAAAATGCCCGAGCTTACAATTCCAAAATTCAATCCTGTAGGTCAGTTTGACCTACAGATTGATTTAAACAAAGGAACCGCAAACGTCACAAGCAGTAACGGAATAGGTAAAGCCAACGTAACAGTAAATCATCCTACGGAGGTAATTAAGGTTCCAAGTAAACCAATTATTAAAAAGGAGGTAAAGTATGAAACAAAAACTGAATATTTGGAGAAAGTAGTACTATTTTCTTTACCAGTACCTACATTTCACGTACCAAGTGTTCAGATTCCTAAAAGCGTAGAGAGATGAAAGCAAAAAATAGTACATTGGATAAATTAGCATTTGTAGGCTTAATTATCTTCTTTATAATGTGTTTATTCTTTGCATGGTGTATAACATAACAGTTAAAGATAAAAGCTGTCGGGTCAAACGACTCCTTACCCGTGGTAAGATGAAGGAGAGTGGTATTGTAGCTGCACACTTAAAAAGCAATAAGGCAGCGTATGTTTTATTTCGATAAGTCTGATCAACTTATGATATTACGTAGACAAAGAATACAGGATGCCGTAGGGATAGTATATATTCTCCAATATATACGTCAAGCCAAGAGCATGATAGCCTATTATGAAGTTTATTCTTTTACTTCTGAAAAGTTAATAGGAAAATGGGTCAGTGTGCAAAGCCCATAAATCTTGAGAACCGGTTGGTGAAGATTAAAAGACACGATCTAGCGCAGCAGCGACGAAGACAAACATTGCAAGGGGTTACTACATAGTAAAGAGATCCTTAAGTAAGATCAAATGAATCCCCTTAAGAATCCGTAGGCACTATCAAGTGCGGTTTCAAGTAAGGACGAAATGTAGTTTAAAGGCAAACAAGTTCCATCTGTTTGACCTAACTTTAATAGACCGAATAGCGTCCATGACGGGTCCAAACCGTCATTAAACAAATAGCTACCTTTAGTGTTCCACTCTACAGTTATTACTATTTTTGTAGTATAGTAATAAGGATCTAGACAACATAACATTTGGCTTAGTTATGGATGAGTGTATGAAGAAAGGGTATTTAAAATCAAGAAACTGGTAGGATATACTAAAAGCTGAGTGGCTATGGCCCATATATAATAATAGAAGAGGTAACGGACTTCTATAATTACTTATGACAGGTTATCCGGAGCAGATGCCAAGTCTGTGCTTGCAAGAGCTTATAGAGATGTTCACTAGCGTAGAAAACTAGTTAAAATAGTCTTTATAAGGGGGTACTTCAGGTGCTGGGTATTAACTACGTAGGAGTGATACTACGTCTTTTAAGATACGCTCTAAAGGATCAGGACAGGTACGATTTTAAATAAAACTGACCGAGTTTTATGTTCAATACTAAAATCAGTATAGAGTTATGTCAGTATAAGTCATGGAAACGAACATACGCAGGAGAATAGTGGCGAAAAGACTACCTCAACCCCTAGAGACACCGTGGCGAAGTGTATAGGGTTCGTATAAAAAGAGAAACTCACCGCTCTGGTAAACTAAAGGTGTGAGTAAGTTTAGTTAAAGCTTTCTTTAATAGATATAACGAAAGTAGGGCTTTTTATAGTCAAGGAGCTAAATTCAAGACTAATAAAATAGTGTAATAGTAAGGGAGTATTAATAGTGCGGCTTACAATATCCTTTTGTAAGTATAAATGAACCACTTATAGTATTTATTTACTCTGGGAAGGAATTCCTATCACTGGCTCGAGAGTTAACGAGACTCTTAAACAAAAGCGGAAATAACCTGTCTAACTATCGTAGGTTCAACAACCGAATAACAAATTTGTGGATGTCCTCGCTAGGGAAACTGAATGCGACCACAACTTGGCGAATGCGATTGCTTAGTAGTATCAGGGTATAATACGCAATATTATATGTTCGAGAGAAAGCGTCTCATTGAAGCTTGTAAATCTTTAAGAGTGAACGAAAGTGAACTATTACTTATAGACCTATTTATAAGCGAGAGTAAATGAGAAGAGGTGAAAGTCCTCAATCTTCATCCAAGTAAAATAAACAAAATCCTAGCCAAGGTTACGTTGGTAGCTCTGTACTTAGTAATAAGTATATCTAGCGTAAGAGGTAGGCGTTAGTGAATAACTATATGAGACCTATAAGTTATTACAAATAACAAAGACAAAGATGGCAATTCCTTTGATCGCCTTGCAGTTTTAGCAACGTTCTGTAAAAACGACCGGACATAACTACTTGCCCGATAAGACAGTTTTAATCATTAGTAAAGTTTATATGAATCTAGATAGGTCAATCTATACTAGTTCTATCCCTAGGATATAGTCTTGCTAACTTATTTACTTTACTATTTTTATCTGAGTAACCAGAAAAAACGTGTTGATTATTACGGATCTTCTGTAATAGAGATTACAGAATATAGTACAGCTTGGAATCAGAACCTAGAATACTCATCAATGAGTTTCATTAGCTCTGGTCACAATGCAGTATGCGGTTCCAAAGTAAGATATGACTCAGTAAACTTATAAACCTGTCTCGTTTATAAGGAGTATACCGCAATAGCGAATTATCAAGAACGGAATTATTTTGCTTATCATATAAATTAAAGTAAAAACATATTTGCATCTTTCCTTGCATAACTTGAATGTTACACGACCGTGGTTTTTAACCTATCTGATATAAGATGATGATAAATCGTGACGAAACGCATAGGGAAAGATGTGAGAAAATTTTCATTAATTATTAACTTATCAAAAGGAGGAATTTAAAAATGGCAAATGTAAATTATAATTTAGTAGTAGCATCTCAATTAGGTGCATTGTTAGGTATGAACTTGATCCGGATTAAGCGGACTAATGTAGATGCAGATTATTCGAACAAAGAGCGGGAAGGCAAGCAGCGGCTTGCAAATCCTATTTGGTTACATGGCGTAGAACGCATTCGCATCCGACAAGCAGAGCTTGTTGATGTAGGTGACGGTAAAATGGTAGTACAGTTTAACCGTGATCCTAAGCTTCAGCTTGATTTAGCAGGAGCTAAAGACATTAGTGATATTATTAAGAAACCGACAGTTCAGGAAGTAGTCTCCGCAATCGCAAGCGAGTCTACGGGTTTGCCTCAGTTCTTTACTGATGACAAAACTGCAACTGAGTTAACTATTTCATTCAACGAGCGGTCACGGAAGGAGATTAGCTCTATGATGGAAACGTTGTCTCGTCAGGCACAGGCATTAGCTGATGCTAATCGTGCTATGGAAGATTCGTGCAGATTGAACATGGCTCAATATGGTCAGTCTGTAAACTTTCAAAGCGTTAACATTGATTGAAGATGGAAAATCTCAGCAGATCCTCTAGATTAAATCTAGAACGAATCCTAGCTGATGAAGATATATTCAATTCCTTTTTGTTTAATGACAAAAAGCCCGGAACTAGAAGTCTAAAAGACGATGGTTCCTTTGTCATTGGTGCGACTTGTTTTGAATGGTGGAATCACTTCATAGGTTGTGAAAAGAAGTTAAGTTTCCACGATTTAGTAGTGCATCTGATAAACTTCATGGCTGGAAACGGCAAAAATAGAAATGATTTCGCATTAGACGGTCTATATCAGGATTTCGTTAACTTTACACTTAAGCAAGATGATAAGAATCGGATGGTAGATATTCTTCTCACAGCTTATTTGTATGGTTATAAAGAAATCCAAAAGGAGGGGAAGGTTCCTTCTAAACAAACGATATTAGCAGCTATTACTAAACAAGTGCGAAATCCTGATGGTGTAGCTGTACTCACAGCTAATGGTCCAGTCTTTCTAGGCAAAGACTTAAAATTCTACGAAATTGAATAAGATATCATACATTGCTTTGAATTAGGAAGGTATAATAGTGATAGTAAATATACTTATTCTTTTAAAAAAATAAAGTATAAAGACTCAGGAAGGTTAGAGTCTTTAATGGTCACGATGTGGTATCTATAATAAGATACTAAGTTACGGAAAGCTCTGAGAATAAGAAAGAGATGTTACATCGATGTAAACGTGACCGCTCGTTTCTACATATTGGACGCATTATCAAAATGTTCTCCCGATATAAATTATTAACTAAAAGTTTATATATGGTAAAAAATTTTAATGAACTGAAAGATATTGCTAAGAAGTTAATGTTAGAGAATAATTATGACATTAAAGAAGAGGAACTCATCTATGTTACAACTACAGATATTACAGATTATTGCGAAAAGATTGCTTCACGGGATAAAACTGTATTATCAGAAGTGTATGGAACCGATGAACTACCACTTATACATAATTACATCACTCGAGCAGAGGCTAGTACTAAAAAGCTTGAAATGGATGAGAATGATTATAAAAAGAATTTACTATCTGGAGTAAAAGCATATTATGTCGACGATAAGGTGTTTTACTATGTAGTATGCCCATCGCCAACAGATCAAGACGAAGTTCTACGTATATATGTATATACTCGAGATATTTACAATTATCTGTGTGAAACCGCATTAAAAGATGAACTTGAAGTAAAAACAAATGTACCAAATTCAGGTATCTACCGAGCACAAGCAGTAGAATCTCGATATGGAACTTTTATGCGTTATAAAGAGATTACTGATATCCAAAGTAACCCAGCTATTCATCAATGTAAAGAAGAACTTGTTAAAGGCCTTGACTTCTTCTTTGACAATGTTGAAATGTTTTCAAAGTTCAACCAGAAGCCGTTACGTAAATTCTTATTATGCGGTGAACCGGGTACAGGTAAAACTTCTATTTGTTATGATGTAGCTAAAAAGTATTCTAAAGATTCTCCAGTAGTATTTGTTACAGATTTTCAATCTATGGCAATGCATATTCAAGAGTGTAGTCGTATTAATCGACGTACTGTTGTAGTATTTGAAGACTGTGAAGCAACATTAAGCAGTCGTAATAATTCTGCTATTCTTAACTTCCTAGATGGTATTGACCGTCCGAATATCGAGAACGGTGCTGTAGTTATGATGACAACAAATCATCCTGAACGGATTGAAGCACGTATCTCTAAGCGTCCGGGTCGAATTGACAAGATTTTCCATATCAATGCGTTGGATGGAAAATATGCATATGATGTATTTAACTTGTATTTCGGCGACTTTATGAAAGAAAACAAGTTCGATGCTACGACTGATACAGCTCGTGAGGCTATCGAAATTATTGCAAATGGTATGACTGGTGCACAGATTAAAGAGTTATTTAACTCTTATGTTTGTTACATGGTCTCTGAAGGTAAAGAGTTTAATTTGACGGATATTTTCGATACTAAGGTTAAATTGTTTGAATCATTTAATCAGATAGACGAAACTAATAATTCGTTGACATCAAACTTTGAAAACGCTCAAGCAGAACTCTATAAGATTCTGCGATCATAAAAGCTACGGGGCATTAGGTTACCCCATAGTTACACTGGGAGTTGATGCGAAATCGAATAGTATTAATCATTTAAAATCAATTCGTATGACAACATCAACTGAGATTATAGAAAAACGTGATAAGTTATCTGCAGATATAACTCGAACTTGGAACATCATTAAAATGGAAAATGTAGTTTTCCGTGGGTTTAAGCGTAATTACGATATGAAAGTACTACTAGATAGTATCTTTGATAAGTGTAAAGAGCGTATTGAGATTAAGCTACAATCTCTAGCATTAAACCTCGGATTTACAGACATTAATGATCTTCCAGAAGATTCAATCTATCCTACTATCTTCGCTGTAGGCGAGCTTAAAGAGATTAAGAAGCAGTTATCTCATGTTCCTACTCTGGATCCTGAGATAATTAAGAAAGTAGGAAAGAAACGCATGAAGAAGACAGAGGTACTGACTCGAGGGTTTATTAAGAATCTGTCTGAGGCACTTACGATAAAGATCAATACTCTTAACAAAGAGTTATTAGATTACAATGCTGTTCATTCGCTTGAGAATACTGAGCGTAAGAATGCTAAAGTAATTGATATGTCTTTTAGTAAAGCAAAAGCTGCAGCGTAAAGAAATTAGTGTAATAGTTTAATGGTAGAACGTAACATTTTTGTTAAAGTGAGAGTTCGAATCTCTCTTACACACTCCGTTACAAATTAACATTGTAAATTTATCAAAAATTTAAAGAAATGAAAACAACAATATCAAACAAAGAGAAGACAGCAGCTCTTAAGAAAGAAGCTGCAGAGAAAGGTTTAACTTTCAAAGAAGTAGTCAAACTACACCGTAAGGAAAATCGTAAAAAGTGTAGAGCAAAAGTAATCTCTAACATACAGCGCTTAGTATTACATCGCAAACGCAAACTAGCTGGTGAATTTGCTGTAGTAAAGAAACACGAAGCAGCTGAAACACGTTTTGAGCGTATCCTTAACGAGAAGATTGAAAATCTGAATCAGTTCCGTAAACATTCCGGAAAATCTATGTCAGATGAGCAATACGAATCTGCAAAAGCATCGCTTGAAAGCAGTTCTAAACGAGAGCAACGTTTGATAGATAAGCGTATTAACAGAAAACAGCGTATCGAAAATCAGAAAGCTCGACAGACTGAGGAAGTTATGAAGCAAATTAAGCACTTCCTCGAATCGGAAAGTAAGCGTAAAGCTAAGAAAGAGGAGAAACGGTCTAAGTATGCCGGCAAGAAAAAGAAAGTGCCTCCTCGTAAGTTAGAACCTAATGAGAAGGTTATAACATATCCTTATTACATTAGTATTAATGTATTTAAGGACAAAACACATAAAGAACGTATAGATTTGAATCCCATAGGAGTGAACATTTCTCAGGATTCATTACACAAGTGGATGAATCACTATCACAGGATGTATAGTGATCTCTACAAAGATGACTACGTAGGAACGTTTGTATATAACAGTCCGACGTTAGATCATTGTATTCTTGAGTCAATTAACAGTAAATATTACAATATTGATGGTTACTTGACTAGTCGTATAGCTTCTCAAAGAGCAGCTGCAGCGGCATAAAAAGTGCGTCGAAAGACGCACATAAGGAAGAGTAATAGCCTGATAAACTACACTAGGTACTATATCGATGCAGTATAGGGCAGTTCGATTCTGCACTCTTCCACAAGATTAAAACCACAACCATGAAAATTAGAAACAAGACAGTATTAATATATGATATTGAGGTATTTCAAAATATCTTTCATTGTGCTGTGAAGAATACTGAAACTAACGAAATTCATTTATTTGAAATATCTAGTAGAAAAAATCAACTAGAAGAGTTAGTTAAGTTTTTCAAACAGTTTAATAATACAGAAGGATCATGGAACCAATCTTATACTACAGATTATCAATTTAATACAGATATAATATTTGCAGGTTATAATAATATTCATTATGATAATCCTATAGTAAACTATATGATAGATTACTATGAAAAGCTTATACTACATCCATATTGGAGAATTTGTAGTTCTATTTATAATTTCAGTAAGGTTATTGTAAATAGTAAAGAAGGTGAAGAAGGATCGTGGAAAGAATGGAAATATCAACAATGGTTTGAATCATTTGATATTTTAACCATGTTATATTCTACACAGTTACGAGTAGGTCTGAAAGAAATGCAAGTAACTATGCAATATCCAAATGTACAAGAATTTGTATATGATTGGACTAAACCATTGCCAGAATCCTTATTTGATGAAATGATTCAATATAATATAAATGATGTTGAATCAACTTCTGAGTTATTAAATAGATGCAAGAAAGATGTAGATCTTCGAATTGCTATTGAAGATGAATATGGTGTAAGAGTCCTAAGTAAAGATGGCGTGAATATTGGAATGAAAATTATCACGCAGAAATACCTAGAAAAGACAGGACAAAGTTGGTGGCAGATACGTAATTTACGTTCACCAATGAACTTAATTCCATTGAAAGATGTTATATTACCTTTTGTTAAATATAAGTCTCCTATCCTAAATAAAATGCTTGAAGAAATGAAAAAGCAAGTAGTTTCTCCGGGTAGAAAAGGTTATGAGTATAAATTTATATTTAATAATCTACGATATTCTGTAGGAGTAGGTGGTATTCATTCAGTAAATGATCCTGAGATTATTATACCCAAAGAAGATGAAATGCTTATAGATATAGACGTCGCTTCTCTATATCCAAGTATGCTAATACAATATAAGTTTTATCCTAAACATTTAGGACCAGAGTTCCTAGAAGTCTATTCTCAAATTAGAACAGAAAGACTAGAAGCAAAAAGAAATGGGAACAAAGTGAAAAATGAAACTTTGAAACTTGCGTTAAATGGTTTAAGTGGTAATTTACAAAATGAACATAATTTTTGTTATAGTCCATTTGCAGTAATGCAAATCCGTATTAACGGACAATTACTATTACTAATGTTAGCGGAATCCTTATCTGAATTAGGATGTAGAATAGTACAAGCGAACACTGATGGTTTATTTGTCCTCTTAAAGAAGGATAAATATCAACAAGTAAAACAAGCATGTACTGAATGGGAACAACTAACTAAACTCGAATTAGAAGAGGAACATTTTGAAGCTATGTATCAATTTGCGATTAATGATTATATTGCAATTAAAGAAGGATACAAAGAAACTAAAGATAGTAAACTTATCAAGAAAAAAGGTATGTTTATTACTGATGTCTTACTTGGGAAAGGTCTTAATCCTAAGATCATACCAGAAGCAGTTATTAAGTATTTTGCAGATGGGATTCCAGTGAAAGATACTATAATGAATTGTAAAGACATTCGTAAGTTTCTACAAGCAGAAAAAACAGGTAAGCAATGGACTGTAGAATACAATGGAGAAATACAACAGAGAGTTAATAGATTCTATGTTAGTACTGATGGTTTGTATCTTTGGAAATGGAAATCTGAAAATGGTATTAAAGAATACCAGAGTATGTTGAAAGGGTATGGTGTAACTATACACAATAAATTTACTCCAGATAAACCTATTGAAGATTATAATATTAACTATCACTATTATATCCTACAAGCTACAAAGATTATTAATCAGTTAAAGCCACAACAGTTAAGTCTATGGGACTTTTCATAAAATATCACAGATTATCATACTCTAAGACATAGACTTCTTTTAACGAAAGGAGAAGTGTATGATATTAGAACTAGATACAGAACTGCTCAGTAAAATTGAGCATTTGACTATTAATCAGCTAGTATTTTTAAATCTTGTATTAGGCAATAATCAAGCTAATATCAAAGATGTCCTGTCACTTATCAGTCTGGTGAACGAGACAGAAATACAAGATTTAATTGATCAAGGCTACATAGAAAAAAAGGTTTCAGACAAAGCAGTAGTTTATCTTCCGACTGAAACTTTAACATCGCTTATCGAAAGAAAAGTTACGATGTTTGATGAATTCTATGAAGCATATCCGCAGGTTGTCATTAGACCAGATGGTACAAAGAGCTTCTTACGAGCCAATAAGAACAATTGTAGAAAGCGTTATAACGCTATTGTAGGCAAGAGTAGAGCAGCTCATGAGCATTTAATGGAATGTTTAAAATTCCAGCAGAATGAACTAGTAATGACTGGTCGTATGGGTTATATGAAAACAATGTGGAAATGGCTTACCCAATGTGAATGGGAAGCACTTGACGAGCAAATGAAATGTAGTGTTGAACAAAATGAACAAACATCTTATGGAACAACACTTATATAAGCCACTACCATTCAAGCATATTTCTGAAGTAACAGAAGAAGCTTTAGAGTATATTGATATGCGTAGGAAACATGAAATTGAACCACTTAGAACAAGGTGGAAGAAATTCAATAGATTGTGTAATGGTGGCATAGAACAAGGTTGCATCTATACAATAGTAGGTGCCTCTGGATCAGGTAAGTCCTCATTTGCAAATATGTTAGAAACTGATTTAATTAGTCTAAATCCTAATAAGAATGTTATAGTATTATCTTTTTCATTTGAAATGTTATCAAGTAGACAAGTAGGTCGAAAAATAAGCAGTTCAATGCGAAAGACTACTGCAGAATTATATAGTTCTGAATTTGATCTTCGTGATGAAGAATTTCAGAAGATACAGGAAGAAGCACAACAGATTGCTAAATTTCCTATATACTATGTAGATTCTGCAGCTACAGTCGATCAGATTAAAGATACGATACAGTATTTTCAAGACACTCTTGCTAAAGATAAATGGTTAGTAGTAATGTTAGACCATACACTGCTAGTAAGAGGAAGAAGTGATGAAAGTGCTTTAAATATTATTAGAGATTTACAGAACTGTTTTATAAATGCAAAAAAAGTAGGTTGCACAAGTATAATTCAGCTCTCACAAATGAACAGGAACATAGAGTCTCCTGATCGAATCAATAACCCAACATGTCATTATCCAATGCGTAGTGACATTTCTTCCGCTGATGCTATCTTTCAAGGAAGTGATGTTGTACTTGTAATCGCCCGCCCAGAAACGTTAGGCTTTGCAGTGTACGGACCCCATCGACTCCCAGTACAAAACAAGATATATCTCCATATTCTAAAGAATAGGGAAGGACAATTAGCAATTCTTGATTTCGAAAACGATCTAGCACACAACAATATTATCGAAATTGAAAGAGGCATGGAACTAAACCCTACTTAGTTCACAATTAAAAAAAGACTGATATGAAAGATTATATATTCTCTTTTGGTAAATCCAACAACAATTCTTCTTACTTTGGAACAACAACAGGTAATAATTCTGTAAGTAGTTATACGCAAAGCTTGTTTAACAAAGCAATGGGTTTAACTCCGTATTACCAGACTCCGTGTCGGAGTTCATATAATAGTTCGACTCCTTTTTATCTTCTTCCTTTTGCTGTAGAGAAGAAAAAGAGTCCGTTGTTCGATAGTAATTATCGCTATAAGAAGATTCAGCGTGATCTTGACGTATATGAAGCTTGGAAGAATGCTGTAAATCGAATGAATGCATATCGTAATTATTATGGTAATGATAGTTATGAGGCATTGATTAATGGTATTCCGGCTAATTTCTTTAGTGATTTTGTACAGATTGGAGATACTGTTATTCCGTTTAATGCAAACCGTAGCTTTTTTAACAGTTTGACTTCGGAGAGAAAAACAACAATTCTTAGTGTATCTATTACTATTATCGAAATTTTTGTGATCGAATAATTTTAAAATAACATATACTTACTATTTCAGTATTTACAAATCTTATCATAGCGTATCAAATCACAGTAAGTTAATATCTATTCATTATGATAGTATTACCTACTGAAAAAGTTAAAGCCAAAGTAAAGAATCCAAGATTCTTAATACTATTTGGTAAACCAAAATCGGGCAAAACTACTATAGCAAGTCAATTAGATTCAAATTTAATCATTGACTTAGAGGGAGGAGCTGAGTTTTTAGATTCTCTCTGTGTTCAAGCTAGAAACGTAAACGACTTAGGCGAAATTGCTGCGGCTATTCGTCAAAAGAATAAAGAATGTAATGGCTTCTTCTATAAGCATATAACTATTGATAATGCAACAAGATTAGAAGAAATAACGTTAAGTTATGCTCTAACTCTTTATCAACAGACTCCAATGGGTAAATCCTATAGAGGAGATGTTCGAATGTTACCTAATGGTGCTGGATGGTTTTATATCAGACAGGCTGTTAGAAAAGTTATCGATATGTTTAGAGAGTTGTGTGAAGAATTTATTTTAGTAGGTCATACTAAAGATAAATTAGTCAATAAGGATGGTGAAGAACTATCTGAAATGCAGCTTGACCTTGCTGGAAGACTTAGTGATATTATCTGTGGAGAAGCAGATGCTATAGGCTATGTCTATAGAAAGAAAAACCAGACATTGATTTCGTTTCAAGGTGGAGAAAACAATATAGTAGAAGCGAGAGCACCTCATCTTAGAGGTCAGAAAGTTGTTATTGCTGAAAGTGATAACGAAGGTAAGTTAGTTACCTATTGGGATAGAATTTATTTGCCTAATAATGATTAAAATATACGTATATGTACAGTTCTAGCAGAGCAAAAAAGATTGTAAAAAACGATGTAGCATTTTTAAGTGCAGGTATTCATGATAATGTCCATTTGATTGGAATTAGATATGAAACCTCAATTCAAGATAACAGTTTTATCGAATTTAAATTCGAAAAAGAAGGTAGGATTATGACTCATACTGAGTGGGAACCAAGAAAGAAAACAGCTTTTGGCGAACTTACTCAGGAGGAATTTGAGTTAAAATGTGATAAGCAATTCTCTCGTGTAGAGCAGATTTTGAAATGTTTCTATGACGAGGATAAGTTACAATTTGAAGGTGAAAGCTTCAAAGAGTATGCTAAATGGGTAGTAGGACTTTTGTCTGCAGATAACGTTAAGGATAAAGCCTTAAGAGTAAAAGTTGTCTATAATGATAAAGGTTATACCACACTTCCAAAGTATGCGAAATATACATTTATCGAACCTATGTCTACAGTAGATGCTGGCGGATCAATGATTACTAAGTTAGGAATTGATTTGTTTGAAAAACCGATTGTAGCTGATGTCGAGAAACAAAATGCTAATCCATTCCAAGTAGTAAATAGTACATTAGAAAGTGTTGACGTTACACCAAGTAACGATAGTGAGGATGATTTGCCTTTCTAAAAAGGTAGAACATTATATAACCTATTAAATTGGAGAGGGAGAGTAACTTTTGTTACCCTCCCTTTTTTATTAACCTCAAAAAAATAGTTTATTATGTTAGACATTCAAGAGATAGAATCAAAGTTAACAGACTTAAAATATTCAGTAAAAAATGGTGAGATTAGTGGTAATGCGAAGGGACACGATGACTTAGAGCATCCGTTTTTGCAAATGATGCAACAGTTTATTAAAGACGGCAAACAAACTGAGTTTGAAAAAATGTTCAAGCAAGCATCTGAAAAGATGTTGAATAGTGAAGGGTCTGAGTCTAGCAGTAGCATTGGAGACAATCTTACTACTAAAACGAAACCAAAAGATCTAGAGGTTGGTGATGAGTTTTTTGGTAGTATTATTACTACTGTCAAAGACGAAAACGGTAAAAACAAACGTACAAAACCGATAGATTTTTGGAAAGTCATAGAGAAGGATACTCGCTTTGGAACTAAATATACGGTTACAAATAATAAAGGCGAGAAGTTCAAAACATCTGCTTCTGGAATTACTATGCGTAAGGCTAGTGAGTTTCAGGATAAACTTCGTAAAGAGCTTGAAAAACTTAAACAGAAGTTAGAGGACGAGAAGAAACGACTAGCTGAAGAGGCTAAGTATGTAGATATATCCAAAATGAATCCAGAGGATCAATTAAAGAAAATTATTGAGGCTGGTATGCGAAACATTTGGATGGTAGGCCCTGCAGGATGTGGTAAATCTACTATGGCTC